GAGCTTGCTGGTCGTCGGGCCGCCCTTGCCCTCGATGCGCGGAAACTCGTCGTCGCCGCTGATCTCGTTGCGGGTGATGCTCTTGTAGCTGATTTGCAGGTTCGCCAGATCGACGGCGGTGAAGTTGCTCGTCGATCCCAGCTTGGCCTCGATGCGCGTCTTGTCGATGCCGATCTTGGCGAAGGCCGTCAGGGCGTCCGCGATGCGCTTCGGAAGCGGCACCTCGGAATTGCGCGTCTCCAGAGTATTGCGGCATTCGTCGGCAGCGGCCTGCACCAGATACTTCGGCAGCACCGCGAAGATGCATTCGCGCAGGCGGCGGGCGCCCATGTTGGCGTTGTTCTCGTAGATGTCGCGAACGTCAGTCAGGCGAACCGCGCCGCCCTTCTTGTCGCGGAGGTGCGGGACAATGAAAGTCAGGCTGGACCGGGCATTGGTTTCCAGATCCCACGCGATAGCCATCATTTCCGACGAACCGCCTTCATCGTCGCGGCTCAGTTCGGCAATCTTGTAGTCGATGTTTCCCCAGCACCGGGCCAGTTCGCGGGCAAGGTGGATCGTCTCGCCCGACACGCTACCCCCGCCTCGGCTGAACTTGAAGAAGGCGTTGTCGGCTACTTCGCGGGTGCGGCACGATTCCAGCGCCTCATTGAGTGCTCGGGACTTGTCGCGAGGATGGCTCTGCGCGATCACGACAGCCGCCTGCACCTCGGCGATGGCGCGCGACTGCTCGATGGTCGTGGCCTGCGAACGAACCGGGCCCTTGTTCTGCTGGGCAGTACCGAGAATATCGGCGGCAGTACGACGGGGCTGCTCTACGATGGCTTGGCTCGCCATATCAGTTCTCCAGGGTCTTGAGGTGGAAGAAGACGCGGCGGCAGGCGGTCACGTCGATCATGGCGTCGTGTGCGCCCTCCAGCGTCTCGCCGAAGAAGTGCGAGATGCATTCCTCCAGCTTCGGAGGCTTGGGCTTGTCGAAACCGGCGGCGATCATGCGCTCGGTCGGCGGCAGGTTGATGATCGGTGTCGCGACTTCCATCGTGCAGTATGTCGGCTTGTCGAGCAGGACAGGTCGCTTCTGAAAACGGCCGATCTCCGACGCCATCACCGGCATGTCGAACGCGACATTGTGGCAGACGATCAGGTCGGCGCGCATGTAGAAGTGGCGGAACAGGTCGATTGCCATTTGCAGATCGACGCCGAAAGTGCCGGACACGTCACGGTCGATGCCGTGGACGTTCGATGCCTGAGCCGGGATGGTGAAGGGGCAGTCGATCACCAGCGATGCGGACAGACGTTCCTTGCCCTCGTCGTCGGTCAGGCACATCGCCAACTGGACGAGGTGCGGTTGCGCCTCATGGTCGGGCGGCAGGCGCTTGTCGTAGAAGCCCGTCGTCTCGGTATCGAAGAACAGGATCATGCGGTCAATTCCTTCACGGTGAAGCGCCTGTGTCCTTTGCGCCCCTTGATGATTTCACCGGGCTTTGCTTCCCGGTCTGGCGTGGTCGCGACCTTGGTTGCCCGGATCACGAAGCCGTCAGCGAAGCCGACCGATGCATCCTTGAGAATGTCCACTAGTTCAGCTTGCGCGGCCTCCTTGCGGGCCTTTGCCTGGCGCTCTTCCTCGGCTGCCGTGAGGTACTCGACGGCGGCAATGGGCGCGCGATTGTGGCCGGTCAGATCAACCGTCTCGTCCACCTGATCGGCGTACACTTCCTTGAGAACCGAGCCATCGCGGCTGTAATCCGGCTTGGGCTCGTGGTTCTCGTGGACAGACTGCCAAAAGGCATCTGTGCGCCGTTCGGCCTCGGCAAACAGCTTGGGCCGGAAGTCGTACTTGATGCGCTCAAGGGAGTTGCCGCCGACGAGCACTACCATATCGAACCAAGTTACCTGATCGAGCCCGGCATAGGTGTTCGGCTGCAGAAGGTAGTGCAGCGGCGGTTCTTCGCCCCACTTCTTCCGCTCCAGCCAGTCCACCATCTTGACCTCGACCATGCCCGGTCCGCGCTCGGGACAGATGACACGCTCGTCAGGATGACCGCCTAGACCGCGCCCATTGCTGAGAACCTTCCGGCCGCGATCGACATACCCCCAGCGCTCGCGGGCAGCCTCCATGATGGCCTTTTCGAACTTGACGCCGAAATAGATCCGCTCGTTTTCCGGCACGCCATCAGCACCGATCGCATTGAATTCTGGCGTTGCGATCGTGCCCTTCTTACGGTGCCAAAGTTCATAGGAAGTCAGCCACGGATTGCAGCCGAACAGCGCCGACACCTCGGACCCGCCGACATGCTTTGCGCGAAAGATCGCGTCCTGATCGGGATTGATGCTCATTCACCCACCCCCGTTGCCTCGGCAGCACCCGTGCCGAGGGAATGGAGGGACGCCGGGCTGGAGGAGGAACCAGCGGGTGCGGCGGCGGGGAGAGATGCGGCAGCTACCTGATCTTCTGTCGGAAGCCATGAATTGTAGCGGTTCAGCATGACCGACAGGACGCCGCTGTGAACGTACTCGCTCAGACCCTGCTTCGGATCGTGCGGGAGCATGTAAGCGATCTGTTCGTTGAACTGGAGCGAAGAGCCATCGTGCCAGCATGGACCGTGCAGCAGCCAGCAATGCTCATGGCTGGGCTCTTCACTGTCATACTCGCGGCGGGTCGGAGAGTGCCCCTCAATGCCGCCAAGCCAGTCACTACGGAAGCTGGATTCGCTCCACCAGCCATGCACATGAATGCCGCCACGCGAGCCAGTGATTGACCACTGATAGGTCAGACGCCCCTCTCGGATCGAGACTTCGTGCGCGAACCTGATATCTTTCGGCAGGGTGGCCGCGACATCAGCAAAACCTTTGGGAAACTGGCTCACATCGAATTCCCTTGATATGCCTGCCACCAAGCCGCCGCGCCCATCACGAACACGGTGGCGATAATGGCGGCGTGAAGACCGTAGAGGGCGGGGTGGCGGGTCACTTCTGAACCCTGACTTCGCGGAGTTGTCCGGGGAGGTTGCCGCAATCTTCAAGCCAACTGGTATCAGCGTGAACCTCTTCGACCTTGGCGACAGGGCCGTGCGACCTAGCCCAATCAAGCACCTCATGGGTGCTGAGGCTGTGGCCCTCGGCAAGGAGCGATCCGTCCGCGTAAAGGCCGGTCCAGTCGTCTCCGTAAACAATCGTGAAAATGCTCACATCAACCTCCAAAATACACAGCCGCCCACACAAGGGTCGCGGCGGAACTGACGACGATGCCGACCCACAACGGCGGCTGCGGCTTCTGACCGAGCGCGCGGGAGACGGCTGCTTCCTCGGCGAGCATCGCCCTGATCCGGCCCCACAGGCTCGGGCGCAGGGGCTGTACTTTGCCGTGGACGGTGGTGCGCATGGCTTGGGAGTGGGTGGTCATCGTGACGCCCTCCTCGCTTTGCGAGCCGCCTTGTTGGCAGCCCGGCGCCGCTGGACCTTTGATTTGCGGACCTTGCGCTTTTCCCGGTAGCGATCGCCGCTGACCGCCTGCCCGATGAAGTCAGCGTAAGTGTATTCGGTCAGAGAATTCAGTGCATAGATCGCCCACGGCTTGGGGGCATCCCACACATCTACGAAGTTTCGACGCCAGACTGGCGATTCACCAGTTCGCTCCATCACACCCCTCCTTCCGCCGGGGCGGTGGGGAGAATTGCGGAGGACTTCCCCTGCTTAAGCCGCTTCTTCTGGATGCGATCGCATTTGCGGCACATCCGGCGAACCCCGTCAGGGCGCGGCCTCAGCTTGACGTTATCTCCGCTCAACTCATGCCCGTGGCGGCAGTGAGTGATCGTTGCGAAATGACGCCTGCAATTTTCCGCGTGAGTTACTGCTTCCAAATGGCTTGGATTGACGCAGCTACGGTTGCGACACAGATGATCGATTTCCAGCCCGGCCGGGATAGGCCCAAAGCGGGTTTCGTAGGCGAAAGCATGGGCACTTCTGCCGCCATGCCGTCCATATCCTCTTGCCGCTCCGCCAAGCCACTGCCAGCAAGAAGCATTATCGGATACGGCGACTTTCGCCCAGAACAGGCTCACAGCCCCGCTATCCTGCGCGCCGCCGGTCATGCTGCACCGCCGATCTTGACCCCGCAGAAGGGGCAGAAGGTCGCGAACATGCTGACCGCCTTCTGCTTACCGCGTCCCGTCTCAATCTGCTCGGTGACGATCATCGGGCGGGCCGTCTGGTCCGCGCCCAACATGATCGGGAGCGTGATGCGGGTGTTGCGTTCAGCCAGCTTGGCGTCGACGGTGGTGATGCAATCGCAGGTCATACCCGGCCTCCCTTGGCGAGAGTGAGGGCGCGCTTTCCGCCTTCAACGGCAGACACCCCAGCTTCGGTGTCGCCCTCAAATTCACACTGCTTGCGGGCGAACTCGACGAAGTATTCCAACTCCGCGACAGCCACCGAAAGCGCTTCTGCAAGTGCAGGAGCCTGCGCAGCCGCCACGACGAACACCTCGCCCGCGTGGTTGCTGTTCTCGGCTGCGTTGATGGCCTTGCGCAGGGTCTCGCAGGACTGCTCGACTTGGGTGTCAGTGAGGTAGGTCACGCGGCCAGTCTCCCCTTGAGCGCTTCCTGGGCATCGCGGGCGATCTCCATGAAACGGATTTCGCGCACGTCGGCCGGAAGCTCCGAAACGATGATGAGCGACTGCAGAAGCTCCTTCGCGAACCCGAGTTGACGGGCGCGCTGACTGAGTAGGTTCGAAGCGGTGAAAGCGTTCACTGAAACCCTCCCTTGAGAAAGCCGAACCGGCTCAGGTGTTCGTCGCGCTGGCGTGAAAAGCGGTCCCATTCGAGGGCGCCGCTGGTCTGCGGATAGATGCTGTCGGCTACGTCGAAGCGATCCGGGCCGAAAGGCTCCTCGCGAACGCCCCCCGCCATGTCGAAAGCCACCGTCTGGCAGGCATCCGTGATCGGGTCGGGATCGTTCAGCACCGTCGAAATCAGGTCGATCAGGTACAGCGCGTCGGTGTCATCGAGGCGCGCCAGATCGATCGTCAGGACGCGATCTTCGGTGCGCTTCGCCTGCGGGGTCTGCGCCGGGGTGATGGGCTGGAGGAGCATCAGGCTTCTCCACGCGCTTTGGAGAGGGCGGCGGTGGCCATCTCGACGGCGGTCATCTCGTCGCCGTTCTCAGCGGCATCAACGATGTACTGGCAAGCAGTGTAAAGCTCAGGCGCGGCGGCGATCAGGCGGGCGTGGTCGCTATCCTGAAAGCAGGTAGCAACAATGTCACCCGTGTCGCCGTCATCGGCGGGCGCGTGATGGATGTTGTCGTAACCTTGGCTGTCAGTGATGACATGCCACGGTCCGCTAAACTTTGTGGTGGTGGACATTTCTTCCTCCATTCCCCGGCGTCGCTGTGGCGGTGCGGGGTGTGGAGGTATGTCTAAGTTGGTTTGATCCAACCGTCAAGATATGAAGTTGGCCCTATCCAACTTTTTTTGCTTCACGCACGAAAAACCCCGCGCGAGGCGGGGCTGGGGTGCGTTCGCTGAGGTTGCGAAAATCGTAGTCGCCGCTATGATCGTAATGCCAGTCTGATCCCGCGAAGGCGGGGGTAGGTCTGGCACTTTTTTTATCTGATGATGCCCATCCCGCGCGGATCGCTTCGGTTTGTTATAACTCTGGTCGCCTCACGAAGCTCTTCAAAGGCGGTATCGTATCCCAAGCAGCTTCGCGACGCGATGGGCCTTTCCATCCGCAACAAAGCATAGGCGCAGAAGTCTGCTAGCTGGATGAAATAGGAGCCCGCCGAGTCTTTAAAGATCGGATCCTCGACGATACTCGACAGCGGTATGCTTTTAGTCGTTGACCCGGAATCTTGCCACGTCCCGAACCGACTCGGTATCGGATTGTGAACCCTCATTCGGCGGATTCGCCTGGTTATCTCAGCCTGCTCGCCTTCATCAAAGAACAACAGTAAATTTTCCTGCTTCGCTCGCGCTGTCCTATCCAGACGGTTTATCAATCGCTCGAAAGCGTACTGTTCGTTGCGGTTGCAGCTTCCAACCACAGCGAAAGCCCGTGATTCTACGATAAAGCGGAGCACTTTCCGGAATATCAAGGCTCGGTCTTGCTTCGACAGGACACGGTCAGAAACTCTGCCTTTACCTGCAGCAAACTTCCATGCGTGAAGTTCTTGCGACAGAAAGATTCCGTGCTCCCGCCTCAATTCCTCACGAAAAGCTTTCACTTTGGTGAAGGCCTGCTGCCACCGCTCGCCGTTGGTCACGATCGCCGTGTAAATGTAAAGCTGGCCGGCTTCTTTAGACTCGTCGATATAGGCGAACCACAAGGCTTCTTACCCCTCAGCGCCGGTGCGGGTGGTTATGGTGCCAAGTCCTTTTCGGTGCAGGGTATATTCTCGGAACGCACCACCGGCTGTCCATAACCAGGATTAGGGTTTTGCACCCATCGCACACCACATGCGCCGCGCCTCGTCATATCGCGGACGGCATTAGAGTTTGCGACATTGGCATTTTTGACCACTTGGTCCGAGAGCCTTTCGTTGAAGCGGTCCGTCGATTCCACCCGGCTTGCGAGCAGGTGATTGAGGGCACGCATCTCCTCCAGCTTCGCATTCAGATCGGAGACGCGGCTTTCCAATGCATTGACCCGATTGATGGCGTTGCGGCTATTTACATCAGCTACCTCAAGCCGATCGGCATCGCCTGCCGTGAAAGTGCGCGGCGCCGACTGACCGCACCCCGCCAGCAGCGCGACAGCCATCACGACCGTAGGAAATTTCCTAGACACCATCACTGCCTTATGAGAACAAGACGAGAACACGGAGGCGAGTCGATGGCGGGCGAATGGAGAATTTTGAGCGAGCCCGCTTGCGACGCCGGTTGCCCGCGCTGCGATCTAGAATGCGCTGTCATGCCCCAGCGCTTGGCTTGGTGGGAGCGGGAGGTTGAGCGTCTTTGCCGGGAGCGCTCGTTGCGTCCTGCGTGCTTGGAAACGCGCCGCGCTCTAGGAATTGCCCTAGCCGCTCATGCAAAGCTTCTGGCACGCTACGTAGGTAGTCCGCGACCGTTGCGCCTACAGGCAGCTCTTGCATAGCGTCTTCCATCATGCCCCGGATAACCTCCGTAGGTATTGATACCTCAGGCCTTGCCCAAGGGATGAGCCTGGCAACATTGATATCCAGCCTGTCGGCGAGCTTGGACAGCGTTGAGAGCTTTATGTCCTTGCCCTCGTCCATGATGTTTTTGACTAGCGACTTGTTTGTCTTGCTGATCGTTTCCGACAGCTTCGTCGGAGCGATGCCGTTTTCACGGATCTCTCTCGCAAGCGCTGCCCGCACAGAATCAAAGTCGAATTGTCCGTCTGCCATGCAGCCGTTTTCCCACGGCGCCATGCTTTTTGGGTAGGTATTGACGATCCAACTTGACGGGTTGGGTCTATCCAACCTATACAGTTGGACATGGCCGATCTCATTCATGACATCGACGAGTTCTGCGCGGCGCATAGCATGTCGCCTTGGCAGTTCGGCGTCCTCGCCCTGAACGACAAACCGTTCGTAAAGCAGGTCAAAGACGGAAGGCGCGTGTGGCCGGAGACTGAGGCCAAGGTGCGCGAATTCATGTCGTCGTACCGCGAACGCGCCGCATGACCTTCACCCTCACCCTTCGCGCGATCTGCGCGACCGCCCATCACTGCGCCTCCGTGCGCGAGGCCGTGAATGATAATGGGGTTTTGGGAGGGGTGGCGTGATGGCTCGAAAAGTCCGCGCCCCTTCGAACGATGTGAGCCGCAAGCAGGCGATGATCCGTGACCTGATCGCCGGTCGCTCATCCGCCAGCAGCACAAGCCTTTCCCGATCCTGCGGACTGCCAATCGAGCAGGTTCAGTCCCTTCTCCGCTCAAATGGAGTTCATGACGATGGCTGACGAAAAGAAGGTTTCGAAGACCACCCTGAAAACCGCCTCGAAGTACATCGAGCGCATGAAGCGCGGTGAGAAGATCATCCGCGACAGCGCTGGCCGGATTCAGTGGGGCAGCGGCCGTCCGGTCGGTCGCAAGACGCTCACCTTCATGATGGAGCATGGCCTTGTTGGTCCGCTCGACACCGATCTGTTCGGCGATCCTTCGCGCGGCCAGACCATTGGCTTGGTGGGCTGATCGATGGCTGAAAATCTGCTCGTCGGCGAGCTTTCCGAGATCGAGCGTGAGATAACACGTCTTGCCGACGACATCGAGGATTGGGAAGAATACAACCTTCGCGAAGGTCGCGACAAGATGCGCTCGCTTGCATCGCGCGTCGCTGTGCAGGTTGAGCGGCTCAAGGCTCAGGCGGCCTGAATGCGGCCCGCCTCTTCCTTCACCGCCAATGAGCGCGATGTCATCAGCGAGCGTCGCCATGGCTGGGAGCAAGCGTCCTGCGCACTGCTCGCCAAGGTGTTCGACACCTCGCCGCAGGTCATTGCCAGCATCAGCAAAGTTTCCCCCGCCGCACCTTCGCGGTCGCACGCTGGCGATCGTCCCAACGACGACGCCAGCACCCCTTCCCCGCTGGCCAACCCCGCCAGCAGCCTGCCGGGCCGTCCTGTGAACCCACACCCAACCGAGGGCGGCCCGGCTCTTTCCTTCAATGTTCAGCGCAGTGCTCATGCCCACGCTGATACTTCGCAGGTGCAACGCAATCATGCCTTCTGACACCGCATCGCAACATAATCTTGCCGACCGTCTCGCCGAAGTTCTCCGCAAGCTGGAGCGCGACGGGGGCGTAGAAGCTCTTCACGTCCTCGCACGCAAGGTCGGCGAGGAACTGCGCGACCTTCGCCGCTGGGCCAAGGGAACCACCCTGCCGGGCCATGTGCTGATCGCCTTGCTCGACGAGTTGCCCCGCCATCACGCGGATTATCTGATCGGGGCGACCCAGCTTCGTCTCGTCAACAAGGACATGTCGGAGGAGCTTTGCGCGATGGGCGCCGCTGCTGCCGCGTCCGCGTTCACCGCCGATGTCGTCGATCGCCTCGCTGACGGCGTGTTCTGCCATCAGGACAAGGCTGCCGCAAAGGACCTTGCCCGCGAGACGATCACCCGCCTGCAAGCATTTGTGGGGGAATAAGCGCATGCGCCCCCGGATCGCCGACATCATCACCATCGCCTCGCGCCTGACCGAAGTGCCGGAAGCCGACATCGTAGGCCGCCGCCGCTGGCTTCACCTGTGCGCAGTCCGATTCCCTGTTTACGCCGTGGCGCGGGAATGGGGCTATTCCTACACCGCAATCGGCAGGATCGTGAACCGCGATCACTCGTCGATCATGCACAGCGTGAACAATCGCGATAGGTTCGAGAGCTATATCGTCGATTTTGCCGACTTCTGTGAAGAGGTCGCACGGCTCGCCGACGATCTCCCGCCGTTCATCGCCGAAACCGACTGGCACCCCGGCCACAAGTTCCACGTCTACATGAGCAACGAGGCCCGGCAGGAGAGGGAGCGCGTGAGCCGCCGACTGGTCGCCGCTCGCAAGGCGAAGATCGCCGAACGTCTCGGGCTCAAAGTCTCTGAGGTCGAAGATACCGATATTGCCGTGCTTGATGCTGTTGAGCGGGCAGACGCGGCACGGGCCGCCGTCATGACCAGGAACTCGGCAAGCTTCGCCGATGCTCTGAGGGCGGCGGCATGATCACCCTCCGCCCGTACCAGCAGCGCATCATCGACGAGAGCCGCGCCGCCTACGCCCGCCGCCTGCGCTCCGTCCTGCTCTGCCTGCCCACCGGCGGCGGCAAGACGGTGACAGCATCGGTGATCGTCCATGGTTCGTCCGCCAAGGGCAATGTCACGTGGTGGCTCGTCCATCGCCGCGAACTGCTCAGCCAGGCCAGCCAGACCTTCCATGCTCTCGGCATTCCGCACGGCACCGTGCAGGCAGGCCACATCTCCAATCCGCACGCCATGGTCCAGGTCGCGAGCGTGCAGACGATCATCCGCCGGCTTGACGAACTGCCAGCGCCCGACCTTATCGTTTTCGACGAGGCACATCATATCGGCAGCCAGTCGTGGCAGGACATCTTCAACCGGTTCCCGCGGGCCCGGGTCCTCGGCCTTACCGCGACGCCGTGGCGTCTCGACGGCATGGGCCTTGGCAATTTCTTCGAAGAGATGGTGCTGGGGCCGACCGTCTCCGAATTGATCGAATCTGGATCGCTCAGCCCCTACCGCCTTTTCGCGCCGGGCACCCCGGACCTTTCCGGCGTGGGCACGGTGGCGGGCGACTTCTCCAAGTCGGCGCTTTCCGCTGCCATGGATAAGCCCCAGATCGTCGGCGATGCCATCGGGCACTACCGCCGCCTCTGTTCGGGCAAGCGCGCGGTAGCCTTCGCCGCGGGGGTCGAGAACAGCAAGCGTATCGCTGCGCAGTTCCGCGAGGCCGGGATCATGGCCGAACACGTCGATGGCTCGATGACGGTCGATGAGCGCGACGCCGCGGTGGGTCGGTTCCGTGCTGGCCAGACTCTCGTCCTCAGCAACGCGGACCTCTTCGGCGAGGGCTTCGACGTTCCGTCGATCGAGGCGGCGATCTTGCTGCGCCCCACCAAGTCGCTCAGCCTTCATTTGCAGCAGGTCGGCCGCGCCCTGCGCCCGTGCGAAGGTAAGACCGAGGCCATCATCCTCGACCACGCAGGCAACTCCCTGATCCATGGCCTTCCCGACGACGACCGGGATTGGGATCTTGCCGACCGCGAGAAGCGCGCCCGCAAGGCGCCGTCTGAATTCCCGGTGCGCCAGTGTGAGGAATGCTTCTTCGTCTACCGGCCTGCCCCGAAGTGCCCGCAATGTGGCCACGCCACGCAGATGACTGCCCGCGAAATCGAGGTCGTCGAGGGCACGCTGCAGGAGGTGCAGAAGTCCGCGGAACAGCGCCAACGGCGCATGCAGGAAAGCGAGTGCGTGACGCTCGACGACTGGCGCAGGCTAGCGGCCGAGCGGGGTTACAAAAGCGGTTGGGCCATGCACCGGTATCAGGCCAGGCAGCGGAGGAATGCTGCATGAGCTGGTCCCCGCAGCAGGAAATCGCGATCCGCGACGTCAAGGCATGGCTGGCCGACAAGAACCGCAAGCAGGTGTTCCGTCTGTTCGGTTACGCAGGCACCGGCAAGACGACGCTGGCCAAGCAGCTTGCCGACACGGTGAAAGGTGATGTGCTCTATGCCGCCTTCACTGGAAAGGCCGCGCTCCAGCTCCGCAAGAAAGGATGCGAGGGCGCGTCAACGATCCATTCCCTGATCTACAAGCCCGAGGTGAACGACCAGACCGGCGCCGTCGACTTCGTGCTCAACCGCGAAAGCGCTCTCTCCGACGCGGCGCTGCTGGTGGTCGACGAAGTTTCGATGGTGGGCGAGGAACTGGCCCACGATCTTCTCAGCTTCGGCAAGCCGGTGCTCGTCCTTGGCGACCCCGCCCAGCTTCCTCCGGTCAAGGGCGAGGGCTTTTTCATCAACGCCGCGCCCGACGTCATGCTCACCGAAGTGCATCGGCAGGCGCAGGACAATCCGATCATCCGCATGTCGATGGACATCCGCGAGGGCAACCGCCTGCATCGCGGAAACTTCGGAGAAAGCCGCGTCATCAACCGGGACGACGTCGGACAGGACGGTATGCGTGAACTGGTGCTCAACGCCGACCAGTTGCTGTGCGGCCTCAACAAAACCCGCATGGCGTTCAACCGCCGCATCCGCACGCTCAAGGGGCTGTGCGGCACATCATACCCGTGGCATCCGACCATCGGCGACCGCCTGATCTGCCTGCGCAACAACCGCGAAAAGCACCTGTTCAACGGCGGCCTGTGGGACATCGACAAGGTCCAGGACAAGATGGGCCGCCTCGACATGGACGTCACCTCGCTCGACGAAGACCGCGATCCGGTCAGCGTGAAGGTGTTCGAGGAGTTCTTCAACGGCACCGAGGCTGGGCTGGACTGGCGTGAACGGCGCAACTGCGAAGAGTTCACCTTCGGGTGGGCGATCACCTGCCACAAGTCGCAGGGATCGCAGTGGGACAACGTCATCATCTTCGACGAGAGCGGCGCTTTCCGTGAAAGCCGTTCGAACTGGCTTTACACGGCGGTAACGCGCGCGGCCGAGAAAGTGACGGTAGTCGTATGAGCGCCCGGCACACCGATCTCGTCAACGAAATTCGCCTGTTCATCGCGAGCATCGGCGGCATGTCGGTGCCCGTAGACACCCCCGGTCTGCTATACACGCGCGGCGGCCAGCCAGCGAAGTTCGGCACCAAGGGCGCGCTAGACATCGCCTGCACCATCAAGGGCCGCGCGGTATGGATCGACGCCAAGACCGGCAAGGACCGGCTCAAGCCCGACCAGGTGAAGTTTGCCAATGCCCAGAACCGGGCTGGTGGCATCGCCTTCGCTGCGTGGTCTGTCGGTGATGTGCGCGATCGCCTGACGATGGAGGGCCTGATCGATGGATAGCCGCGATATCCAATCTATCGCCGACGCGCTCGTGTTCGATAGCCTTCTCGCTGGGCCGGATGACCACGCCCATGGGCCGACGCGCCGCCTGTTCTCGACGCAGGAGCGCCGCGACGCCGTCAACGCTGTCGCCGCTTACGAATTCGCCATGTCGAAGGACTGCCCAGCGAAGGCCTGGTGGAACTGCCGACCGACCCACCCCGCGGTATACAACTGCTTGAACATCTCCGCAGATGCCGAGGGTGCAGTATACGCCTGCGCCCCTTTCCGCGCCTGCCGCACCGAGCGTGGTTCGCGCATCATAGCCGCGTATCCTGCGCCCCGCATTTTCGATCAACCGGACACCGACTGGCTCTGCATTCATGCGGTCATCGCGTGGAACCCGGTCGATGACACCGCCGAGGTGCTTGGTGATCCGGCGCCCCAGATCGTCGGCCATCTGTCCGACGAAACCAATGTCATCTTCGCCAGCCCGCGCGCCTTCCTGCAGCATTGGGCCCGTCGCCGTGGTCAGTATCTGGCCCGTCGCCAGAAAGCGAAGCAAGGCGCTTGGAATAAGCCTCCTGCCGAACAGGATGAGGTTCCCGGTGTGCTGATGATCGGCGCCCCCGCGGATATCCGCTGGCGCCCATCGGAAATGCCGTCTGACATTCAGTGCGCCGGCGTCAGCCCGGCTGTCATCAACAAAGAATTGCTCAAGGCCGCGAAGGTGCCCCGGGCCAGAGGAGGCACAGCATGATGGCCGAAGACAACGTGTTTGACCTGCAGGTCTGGAAAGGAAAGCTCCAGACATCGAAGCAGGGTGTCAAGAAGAGCATCACCAATCTGATGCTGCACCTCCAGCATATGCGCGAGTTCGGGGACAAGATCCGCTGGAATGAACTGGCGTACCGGGCTGAGTGGAACGGGAAGCCGATCGAGGACACCGACCTCATCACGATCCGCGTGCTGCTTGAGGCTCAGCAGTTCGAGCCCAATGTCGGCGACGTGCTCCCCGCGGTGATGGCTCACGCCAAGCGCAACGTGTATCACCCCGTTCGCGAGTACCTGAGCGGCCTCAAGTGGGACGGCGAGTTCCGCCTCAACCGCTGGCTGCACCTCTGCATGGGCGCGCCTGACAACAAGTTCACCGAGATCGCAGGCCGCAAGACCCTGATCGCCGCGGTGGCGCGCGCCATGAAGCCAGGCTGCAAGGTCGATACCGTGCTGATTCTGGAGGGCGAGCAGGGCATCAAGAAGTCCAGCGCCATAAAGCGCCTGTTCTCCGACGAACTCACCGTCGATTCCGTCAACCTCTTCGACCAGCACAACAAGATGGTCATGGCCATGATGGGATCATGGGTCGTCGAGATCGCCGAGTTCGTCGCGGTGCTTGGGAAGAACCCGGAGCACGTCAAGGGGCTGCTTTCCATGCAGAAGGACAAGGTTGTCCTGCCATACGCCAAGCTGCCCACCGAGCACGCGCGGCAGTGCTTGTTCATTGGGACGATCAACCCCGGCGATACCGGATACTTCACCGATGGCACCGGTAACCGCCGCTACTGGCCTGTGCCGGTCACGAAGGCGGACTTGGCCCTGATCGAAGAAATCCGCGACCAGCTCTGGGCCGAAGCCGTCGAAGCCTACAAGTGGAACGAGGCCTGGTGGCTGGAGGGCAGTGACGAAGAGGCGCTGGCCAAACTCGAAACCGCGCTTCGCGAAGAGTACGACGTCTGGGACGAGATCTTGACGGAAAAGCTGATCGGCAACGGGCACCGTACGACGACCCTCGCCGCGGCTCTGACCGCCATCGGCGTGCCCAATGAGCGCATGGGCAAGAAGGAGCGCGACCGCGCTGCAAAGTGCCTTCGCAGGCTCGGGTTCGACGCCCGTGTGGCCAAGGACGCCAACCGCAAATCCATCAAGATTTTCGAGAGGGCTGAGTGATGAAACCGCGTCTACCGACCTGGCTACCGTGTGTCTACCGTACCCCCTTGAAGACGGTAGACACGACCATTTCCCCCTCTTCACACCCCCATGTCTACCGTCTCAGCGTAGGTACGGTAGACAAGGTGGTAGACATCGTAAGTCATTGTTTTTTCATGGCCATCGACACCTTGTCTACTGTCTACTTTCTTTCTCTTAAAATACTAAAAAGGAGAAAAAAGAGGGGCTGGGGGAAGGAATGCCATCGGAGACGGTGGACGGTAGACACGAGGGGGATTTCGGCATGACCGACCTCTTCGGCGGCGCCCCTCTACCCAAGGCCAAAGTGGGCACCGGCAACGGCACTCTGCTCGGCCACATCGCCAACGGAATGTCCCGGGCCGAGCTGCAGCGGAACCATCGCGAGGGGCGCTATCCCGACGCGCATCCCGAATACCTCAAGCTTATTGGAGTTCAACCATGACCACCCACCACCCCGCCCGAGGATGGGCGAGAGTTTGCCAACCCCAAAACTGGAGACTGACATGACGACGATGCTTGAACGGATGTACGAGACTATCGCCAACATGTCGGATGAGGATCTGGCTCTCATCGATCGGATGATGGACGGTGGGTTTGAGAATGATCTTGTCCGCCGTGGTGACATCAGCGCTGCCGTCCGCGCGCTTCGTGTCGAGCACGCTGGCGATCGCCATTACCAGCATGCGCTCACCGACCTGACCCGCAAGATCAACCACCTGACTGTTCACGGTGAGGGGTGTCGTCAGCCAGCCTGCACGCCCACCCACAACCCGAGCAAGGGGGATTGAATGATGGATGATATATCTCAAGCACGTAGCCGTAGGTCGGAAGACCTGATCGAAGCGATGAAGGGTCCTGAGCGCTCAGGCTGCACTGTCATCATCGAAGGCCGCCTGGTGCCGCGTCTGACCATGCACGATTCCGGCGAAGGGGAGATTACCCTTGTGCTCAATGATCGGCTTGCATTCCCCTTCCCTCGCGAAGTTGCGATGCAGGCTGCCCACTTCGCTGCTACCGCGATGGCAATTGGCGCCGGGTACGGAAGCATCGGGCACTGCGATACCAAGCCGCCCTTCGCGCCCAAGGTCATGCAGATCACGCTACCGGAAGGATCACCCGCATGACGGACCAGAGCGCACCGACGCGGGGGGAAGTGACGCAGGGGGATCGCGAGGCGGCGGCCGAGATCCTGAAATTCGCGGGCATGTGGTCGCTTTCTCGGAAAGTGAGGCAGGGCAAGGCCGACGACAACCTAACCGTTGATCTGGTCGCCGCCCACCGCCTCTCCGCCATCGAGGAATGCGCGAAGGCGATGGCAAAGGTCGTCTACACTGGGCGCACCAATGTCCCGCGGGCTGAGCTTGATCTCGCCAAGGTCATGATCGATGCGGTCCGCAACCTCGGGAGGGGGGTGTGAGCGCGATTACCGTGGTGGAACCCATCCTCATCAGCATGAACGACGCCGCGAAGATGCTCGGGGTGCCGTACTACGAGATCTACAACCTATCCTCGTCGGGTCGCATCGGCAGGGTCAAGAAAGGAACGCGCGTGTTTGTACCGCAGGAAGATGTTCGTGCGCTGATGGCGACGCGGCAGGAGATCGCAGCGCCGATCGCGTGGCGTGAGATCGAGGCAATCCCCGAGGACCGCAAGGATGGGCGGGATGTGCTACTGTGGGCCGGGTACGCCTTCGTCGCGTCGTGGTGCGATGGCTGGCGCGATGCGGTTGGCAATCTGGTGCGCCCGATGCAGTGGGCTGATGTGGAGGGGCCGGTACAGTGAGCAACGACCGCGACGAAACCACCGGCCGCTTCCTGCCCGGCAATCGCTTCTGGGAGGCGCGCTCCAGCCACGGGCGCAACCCCATCTTTGCCGAGCCTGACGACCTGTGGGACGCCTGCTGCGAGTATTTCGCGTGGAATGCCGACAACCCGCTGTATGAGGACAACCTCGTCACGTTCCAGGGCTCGGCGACCCATGAGCCTACCGCGAAGATGCGCGCCATGACGATTGGCGGGCTGTGCATGTTCCTCGATGTGTCGCAAGAGACGTGGCGGGGATGGCGGAAGGATCGACCCGATTTTCTTGAGGTCATTACGCGAGCCGAATCCGTGATCTACCGACAGAAGTTCGAGGGCGCCTCGGCCAGCCTTCTAAACCCGAATATTATCGCGCGCGACCTTGGGCTTGCCGAAAAGAAAGACCACACGTCATCCGACGGCAGCATGACCCCCAAGGCTCCAATCTACAGGATAGTTGATAAGTGACTGGCGAGTTTTACGTCTATCACCATAAGCGCGGTGACGATGGCAGGGTCTTTTATGTCGGTAAAGGAAAGGGTAACCGCGCCTTTTCGTCTCTGCACCGGAATAGATGGTGGAAGTTTATTGTAGCAAAACATGGGTTTTGCGCCGAACTGATCGCGACGGGAATGTCTGAGCAGGAGGCATTTGCTTTCGAGAGAGCGGAGATATCACGAATAGGCAGGGATAATCTTTGCAACAACTCTGATGGCGGCGAAGGCCCTGCTGGGGCAAAGCATTCGGAAGAGGCTTGCGCGCAAAAAAGCGCCGTGATGCGGGATGTCTGGGAAGCATCCCCTGATCGCAAGTCAGCCGTCGCTGATGCATTTCGAGGCAGGTGGGCTGATCCGGAATATCGACTGAGGGTGACTGAGGCTCAAAGGCAATCTCACCAGCGTATCGACGTCCGGCTAGGCAAAATTGCGGCCATGCGCAAAGCCTACGCAAAGCCGGTAAGGTGCATCGGGACGGGCGTAGAATACGACACTATCGCTGACGCTGTGGACTGGTTGCGATCCTGCGGGAAGCACAAAGCTGTTTCCTGCACCATCTCCTATGCTGCTTCCGGCAAGAGGCCGAGCGCCTATGGCTTCAAGTGGGAATACCTGTGACAGAAGAGGTTCTGGACATATTCCCCGCATACCGCGAATATCTGCAACCTGCCCGTTTTAAGGTCGCCTATGGCGGCAGAGGCAGCGCCAAAACGCGGACGTTTTGCACGATCCTCCTGTCTCATGTTCTCTACCATGGGTGGAGAGTGGTTGCCCTACGCGAGATCATGGAGAGCATCGCGGATAGCGTCTATCAGGAGTTCGTGGCCGAGATCGAGCGACGCGGGCTGGATAGCTACTTCGAAATACTCAAGACCGAGATTCGCTGTCCAGCATCAGGTGGCTGCATCCGGTTCTCGGGCATCAAGGCCAGCGCCACCCGCCTCAACACGCAGAAGCTCAAGGGCTTCTCGGACTTCGACGCAGCATGGCTGGAGGAGGCCAACCCGGTAACGGCGGAAAGTTGGAATGCACTGATCCCGACCATGCGCAAGAGCGGTTCGGAGATCTGGGTGTCCTTCAACCCGGAGAACCCGCTGGAGGAGACGTTCCAGCGCTTTGTTGCCAATCCGATCTATCCGGCCGAGCGGGATGGCCGGGCCTACTGCATCTCCAAAAAGATCAACTTCACCGATAACCCGCGATTCCCGCAGGAGCTTCGCGACGATGCCGAGTTGATGCGCATCGCCGATCCGGAACTCTACCGCCACGTATACCTCGGTGAGCCTGTGGCGGCGAGCGCGCTGGCGATCATCAAGCCGGCATGGTTCGAAGCGGCCATCGACGCGCATCTCAAGATCGCCGGGTTCCCGATGGGCGGCGGGAAGTTCGGCGGCATGGACATATCCGGTGGCGTCGAGGGCGACGTTGCGGCACCGAAGTCAAACGACCCGAACGCGCTGGCCTGGCGCTACGGCTGCGTGCTGATGGGGCTGGAGGAGTGGCAGGACGAGAACCCGAATAAGGCGGCGGCATATGCCCACCCGACCCTCCTGCGCGAGAGCATCGACACGCTGCACATCGACGACATCGGTGTGGGTGCGTCGGTGCCCGGCGAGTTCCGGCGCCTGCACACCGAGGCTCGCGCCAAGTCGCCCGGCATCCGAGACTTCACGTTCAAGGGCTGGACCGCCTCGGAGAGCCCTACGGACGCCGACCGCGAGTATCAGCCAGGGAAGACCCACGGCGATATGTTCCTCAACCTCAAGGCGCAGGGCTGGGGCACGCTGGCCGATCGCTTCCGGAACACATGGCAGGCGCGCAACGGCTTGCCCCACGACGCCGACAAGATGATCTCGATACCGTCAGGCTTGCCACTGCGGGAGAAGCTACAGGGCGAACTCACGCAGCCTCGGCGCGAGAGCATCAACGGTCGGATGCGCGTCGAGAGCAAAAAGTCGCTCAAGAAGCGCGGCGTCCCATCTCACAACCTCGCCGACGCTGTCGTGATGGCGTTCGCCGAAGTTGATCAAGGCGCAACGGGTTGGTTCCTCTGACAGCAACATGATTGCGCATTCTTTCTCGTTCGCGTAACTATGTGCCATGTCGGCGCAACCTTCATTCATCGCGAACGCCTATGAGCGATCCATGGACGTGCTTAAGCGCTGGTTCCCCGGCGCCTATGGCATGTCGAACAAGCACGACTACGCGAAGGATTACGGCTGGAAGGAATCCCTCACCTTCCACGACTTCCACCGGATGTACTGCCGCTCGGGCATTGCGGCGTCCGCGATCGACAAGACCATCGCGAAGACGTGGGCGACCATGCCCGCGCTGTGGGAGAGTGAGGACCCCGCCAAGAGCCCGGCAGAGGCAGCCATCGCCAAGCACTTCGCGCGCAAGGGCATCTGGCGGGCGCTGATGGATGCGGATCGTCGGTCAATGGTAGGTGCCTATGCTGGCGCGATCATCTACCTGCGCGATGGTCAACGTCTCGACCAGCCCGTTTCCAACGTGCGCCGCGGTATCGAGAACGTCGTCGGCATCGCCCCTGCGTGGGAAGGCCAGCTTACCGTTGTCGAGTGGGACCAGACCGAGGGCAGCGAAACCTACGGCGAGCCGCTGTACTTCCAGTTCGACGAGCAGGCTGTCGGTGAACCGCAGGCGGTCCCGAAGTCGCAGGTCCGCATCCATCGCGACCGGGTGTTGATCTGGTCCGACGACGGCACGGTCAACGGTAGTTCGGCACTGGAGCCGGGCTACAACGACGTCTCGGACGCCGAGAAGATCAAGGGCGCTGGGGCAGAAGGGTTCTGGAAGTCCTCGCGTGGCGCGCCGATCGTCGAGAACCCTCAGGGCCTGTCGATGCAAGACATGATGCGCGGTATGGGCGCAGCGACGCCCGAGGAAGCCCGTGAGAAGCTGAACGAGAAGGCTGATGACTTCCAGAGCGGGTTCGACAAGTTCCTGATGCTCGGCGGCTTCACGGCCAAGCCCCTGACGATCACCCTACCCCAGCCCAAGGAGTTCTGGGAAACCTGCGTCCAGTCGTTCGCCGCCTCGATGCAGATCCCTTTCAAGGAACTGATCGGCAACGTGACGGGCGAGCGCGCAAGCACCGAGGACGCCAAGGGCTGGGCAGAGACGAACATGTCGCGCCGCGAGAACCGCGTGCTGCCGATCCTGTACGAGTTCGTCGAGCGCCTGGTCGCGTGGGGCATCCTCGATCGCAAGGATTGGGTGATTGGGTGGCAGGATCTCTTGGAGGCCACCCCCGACGACAAGCTTGATCGCGCCGTCAAGATGTCGTCGATCAACAGCCAGTCCGCCAATGAGCCTGTATTCCTGCCTGACGAGATCCGCGAGGAGGCTGGCTATTCCGCTGCCGAGGACGTCGAGGGCTGGGACGAATTCATGCGCGAGCGTGACGAGCGCGAACGGCAGAAGGCCGAGGATGGGCCGACGCAGAATATTCCACCTGGAGATAATCCATGAACGTAGCGAAAGCCATTGAGGCGCTGAAAAAGGCCATCGCGCTGCACAAGAAGCACATGGACGGATCTGCACCGACGACCGGCGCGGCTGGCGAGAAGAGCCAGATGCTCATGATGACGCAGATGGAGGATGCGCTTGGCTTCCTCGAATCGGATGCCGCCAAAAAGAAGCCGGCAATGAAAATGCCGGCAATGAACAGTGCGGTCGGAAAGACCGTCCGCATCAACGTCCGCAACGCCATCAATAGCTCTGGCATTCGCCGTGAGCGCCGCGACGGCCGCGACTACATCATCGTGCCTAGCGCGACCATGCCCGATGGCATCGTGATGAACCGGACGCGCTACCCGGCGAACGAGATCGCCAAGGCTTTTGGCTCGTTGGAGAACACCCCCGCCCCGCTCGGCCACCCCACGATCGAGGGCGCGTTCGTGTCGGCTAAGGATCCGGAAGGCCTCGCCCGGGGCTGGATCGGCGCATGGAACCGCAACGTGCGACGCGAGAACGGGCGCGTGTTCGTCGACAAGGTGATCGACGTTGCCACGGCCAGCCAGCTCGACGGCGGCAAGACGGTGCTGGAGGCGATCGAGAAGGGCGAGCCCATCCATTCGTCCACTGGCCTCTACGCGATCCTCACCGCCGTCGAGAATGAAGAGGGTGTGGACTGGGAGGCATCAGACATCGTGTTCGACCATGACGCCACCCTCATCGGCGAAGATGGCGCCGCTACCCCGAAGCAGGGAGTGGGGCTCATGGTGAATGCTGCCGCTGCGCCCGATGGCGAGAAAGTCGACGTCATGAACTGCTCGATCGACGACGACATCGACCGCGATCTGGCATGGTCGGCTGAAAGTATGTTGCGCGCTGTTGAACGAAAAGAACGTTTGCCGTTGCTACGACGCATTATTCAGATTATGACTGGTGAAGTTCAGGGCGACCCGACGCCCGATGTAACCAAGGGCGTTGCCCTGAACGCAGAGGACGAACCGATGGATAAGGCTCAGTTCGACGAGCTGACCGGCAAGGTAGCGGCGCTGGCCGATTCCATGACCGGCCTCGACGACAAGATCGCAACCGCCGTGGGCAATGCCCTCAAGCCCTTCACCGATGCTCAGGCCGCTGCCGTCAAGGATGCAGCCGACAAGGCAGAGGCCGATCGTCTTGTGCTGGTGAACAAGGTCGTCGAAGCTGGCCTGCTTGCCGAGGACATCGCCAAAGACGCGACCGCTCCGGTGCTGAACGCGCTGCTCGAAAAGAGCAACGAGAAGCCCGCCGCCTTCCGCGTGAACGGCGTTTACAAGCCGCAGTCTGGCGAAAAGCCTGCTTTCGCCATCCCGGCAGGGGAGTAACCGACCATGGCTCGCTACAACAAGATTTTCGCAGGCCCGACCTCCGAAACGCTTCCGCAGGTTCAGGAGCGCATTTGCGCTGCCGCAGTCACCCGCGGCATCGGTTTGGTGGAAAGCGGGACGAGCTTTGCTATCGCCGGCGCCGCCGCGGCAACCAAGGTGTACATTGCTCAGGACCACTACCTGACCGGTAAGGGTGTCGATACCGCATCTGTTGCCGGTAGCCGCGTCATCGGCATGGAGCCGCTCGACGAGCAGTTCTTCAACGTCCGCGTCCCGACCGGCGTCAATGTCGCGCGGGGGGCAAACCTGACGACCAACGCAACGGGTCGCTTCGTCCTCGCCACCACCGGCCAGCGCGTCATGATGATCGCCGAAGAAGCCTACAACAACCAGTCCGGTTCAGACCAGCTCGTGCGCGCCCGCAAGGCGCAGCCGGGCATCGTCGTGGCATAAGGGGGCCTCGAAATGCGCTACTTTTCCGCAGACCTCATCACCAACAACCCCCGCCAGCATGGCGCATGGTGGGGCGAGCTCAGCCTCGCACGCGAGCACTTCCACCAGACCGAGGACGCCCTCGTTGCTGTGGGTAATACCTCGGGACTGACCGCCAACGCTGCCGCTGTGCTGCCGCGTGATGCGTGGCTGGATCTCGACAACATCACCCGCCGTGTCATGCGCGCGGATGAAGGTCAGGTCTGGATGGCAGATCTCATGCCTTTGGCCAAGCCGGTCAACATCGGGAAACTGGTCCACCTGAACCGCGTGTCGTCGGATGCCGGCGTGGTCGTCCGTTCGATGAGTGGTCAGGTTCCGGTTCCGCTCGACAAGGTGGCCTACGACTACCGCGGCACTCCCGTTCCCATCTTCGCCACCGGATACGGTCGTGAATGGCGCGAATGGAACACGCTGCAGTCGGAGAACTTCGATGCCCTGTCAGACGACCAGGAAGCGCACGTTGCCAAGCTGCGCCGCGACAATGCGCTCTACGTGTTGGATGGCGACGCGACGATCAATGTCGAGGGCTATACCGCCTACGGCATCCGCACCTCTCCCTACTCGAAGTCGATCAACCTGGGATCGGCCGTGGGCGGCGCCAACATCGATCTCACCACTGCCGATGCAGACGACATCGATGCGTTCCTTGCCGGCCCGTTCGGCGCGATGCTCGACGCCAACTACATCACGGGCGGCGTCAACCTGTACATCTCGCCCGAAATCGCACGGAACTGGGATCGTCCGTACTCGGGGTCGGCCGGATACAAGCCGGGCACCATCCTTGATTACGTACTGGGCAATCGCCGCGTTAACAAGGTCGCGGTATCGTTCGAACTCTCGGGCAACTCGTTTTTCGGCTTCATCCCGAACGCCGATTACATTCGCCCGCTGGTGGCGATGGCAACCTCCACCGTCGCCATGCCCCGCCAGCACCCGCGCGCCAACTACCAGTTCGAAGTCTGGAACGCGATGGGTATCGAAATCCGAGCCGACATCAACGGCCGGAGCGGCGTATTCTACTCAGTCGTCGTCAACTGACGGCGGCAGGAAGGGATATCGATATGAAGATCCGTATCATCGGCCATAACGGCAGCGACAAGCATAGCGGCATCTTTGGCGCTTCGGGTGAAATCCAGCCTGGCACGGAAGTCGAGATCAATGGCACTCCTCCTGCTGGATGGACGGGCAAGTACGAGGTTATCAGCAAGGGGGCTCCTGAGGGAGCTCAGCCGGTAACCAACGAACTGCCCGCGCTGTCAGGCAAGAACAAGGCTGAACTGCTGGAAATCGCAAAGGCCGAGAACGTGACCATCGAGGATGGCGCGACCAACGCAGACATCGTCTCGGCTATCGAGCTCGCCCGCGAGGAAGCCGCCAAGGCCTGATCGCCGGGCTTTCGTGAATTATGAGGCCGCTGCTCAACCGGGCGGCGGCCTTTTTCGTAAGGACGCATGATGGCCGCCTACGGCACCGACGCCAGTTTCCAGCAATGGCTTGCTGAACAGGGCTACACCTTGCCCGCCACCGCGCCGTCGCCCGCCGTCCTGCGCGCGCGGGGTAGTGCTTATGTCGATGGCTATGAGGTCTACTGGACCGGCCAGCGCACCGGCGGCGTGATGCAGGAACTCGCATGGCCGCGTACCGGGGCAACGGTGAACTGCACGCAGGCGATCCCGAGCGACGTCATCCCGCCGGCCGTGGTCAACGCCAGCTATCGCGCTGCATGGCTGGAGGCTTCGACGCCGGGCATTCTGGCTGGGCCGTCGATCATCACCGGCTCGCGGGTCAAGCGCGAGAAGGTTGATGTCGTGGAGGCCGAATACTTCGACGACGGCAAGGCTGCGGTAGGCGGCGGCCCCAGCTTCATCGACAGTCAGATCGACGGGATGCTCGGCGCCTTCATTTGCAACGACGACGGCGCAGCTTTCCTTTGGACGCTGGGAAGCTGACGTGTCGGCCGGGTTCTACGAACGCATGTTGGCGACATCCAAGCGCCTCCTCGCACCCACGGATGAAGATGGGTTGGGACAAGGCAAGATCGAGCTTGTGCGCTATGTTCCCGGCGCCGAACCTACGACCCCGTGGGACCCACCTGCCGAACCGTCTCGGGAAGTCACGCCGCTAGACGGGGTCGCCCGCGGCGTCGGCAAGGAACTGGTCGGCCTGCCCGTCGAAACCGGCGGACAGATCGTTGCGACCGATCTTGTCGTGCTCGTCGCGCCGTGGGGCGGTGAGTATGGGCCGGGCTGGGTTCTGGAGGTCGATGGCCTGCCTGTGACGGTCCTTCGCGTGCGGAACATCCCTGAGGCAGGCATCACGTGCGCGATCCAGTTCGTTGCGCGGCGCTGATGGACGAGACGCTTGAATCCCTGCTCGCGGTGCTTGGGCCCGCCCTCGCCGCCGCATTCCTCGCAGCGATCCGCAGGCTGCGTGACGGCATCGACTACCCCGCGCTTATCGTCGCCCTGCGCGCTGGCGACGTCGACGCCGCGATCGACGCGCTGAACATCGAGCCGGGCGCGTTCTCCAAGTACGTGCTGGAGCGCCAGTCGGCATTCGAGGAGGCGGGCACTGCAGTATCGGGCGAACTGACCAAGGAGCGTCGCGCTGCGATGCCCAAGGTCGACACGCCTTCCCCTGCCTTGCGGTCGCCCATCCTGGCGCCGCCGGAGCCCATGCCTGCCCCTGCAGGCCCATCTGGCCCCGGCTCGCCCACTCCGCCGTCGCCGCCGACCATCAGCCTTCCTGGCGGCGGCAGTCTACAATTCAGGTTCGACATGACGAACCCCCGCGCCGAAGCCCGCATTCGCACCGAGGCGGCTGCCCGCGTTGCCGGATACGTCGGCGAGCAGATCGAGACGGCGCGCCGCGTCATCGCAGATGGCTACCAGCGCGGCGAAGGTCCGCAACAGATCGCCACGGATATAGCCGGGCGCATCAACCCGATCAGCAAGCGCCGCGAGGGCGGTATCGTCGGGCTATCCGATCCCCAGGCGGGCTACGTCGAGAGTATGCGCGCTCGCCTTCTATCCGGCGATCCTGACGAGATGCTCAAGGTGCTCGGCCGCTTCAAGGACGGAAAGTGGGTCGAAGGTACCGGCATGACGCTGCGGGATCGGCGGTTTGACCGGACCATCCAGAAGGCCATCCGCGAGGTCGCTACCGGAAAGCCGAACCCGTTGACCCGCGACAAGATCGACGAGATGGCGGCCAAGTATTCCGACCGGCTGCTTGCGCGGAGGGCCGAGGACATCGCCCGCACAGAGACGGCACAGGGCGTCGAGATGGCCCGCGCAGAGGCGACGAAGCAGGCTCTGGATAAGGCTGGTTTGCCCGATGACGCCGTGACCAAGACGTGGATCCATCAAGGCGGCATTCGCCATGCGCGTGACTGGCACCTGTCGATGAACAACAAGACGGTCCAGGGGATCGACACGCCGTTCCACCTGCCGGACGGAAGCATCATGCAGCACCCGCACGATCCCGATGGCGGCGTGGAGAACAACGCCAACTGTCGTTGCCGCGGCGATAACGAAGTCGATTGGGCCTACGGGCTGATTTGAGGAGACGAAAAATGGCATGCAAGCATTGTCAGGAGATCCGCGACGCGATCCTCCATGGACGAATGGCCGAGGCCGCTGGCCTGACGGTCGAGAAGCTGCGCGAGAGCATCGGATGGAAGTCGCCGGAAATGGATGACTCCGCGATCGGTGGCGCGGTAGAGGCTGGCGAACTAGCGCTCGTCGGCGAAACGACCGGCGAATCCATCGTGCCGAGCAAGGCGAAAAAGGCAGACTGATGGCGACGAATGCGTGGTCAGGGGTAGATCCTTCCGCCTGGGCGGACAACGGGACGAAACTCCTGACCGCGTTGCTGCGCAATTCTGTGCAGGAACTCGCCACGATCGCCAGCACCACCATCCCCAACGGTGGCAAGGTACCTGTTCTAACTGGCGACCTCGGGCGTTCGGTGGTGGTCGACGACAAGCCGCCGATGACCACAGATGCCGCAGTAACCGGCGATTTCTCGGCGGGCATTGCCGCGATCGTCCCGGGCAAGACCGTCTATATCGGATGGACCAGGATTTACGCGCGCCGTCAAAATTATGGCTTCGTTGGCGAGGATAGCCTCGGGCGGACGTACAACCAGGCAGGCCATGGCTTCGCGGAAGATGCCGCCTCGCAGTGGAATGCGATCGTTGCACGGCAGGCAGCCAAACTCAGGAGGGGATGATGCCCGCGATCGAGACGACTGATTATCTGGCCCTCAAGGCTCGCATTGATACGCTGGTTACCACGCCTGTAATGCAGCGCTTTGAGCCCAGCGCCGTATTCACCCCGCCCACCGACAGCGTCGGCCCTGCCCCGTTCCTGACGATCTCCGACGTTGTGAACGATCCCGTGCGCGGCGGCATATCAGGCGTCCCCGGCATTCGCAGCGGCACGCTCATGCTGACAGTCCAGTGGCCGATCGCGCGCGCCATCACGCACACCCAGCTCAAGGAAGTGGCTGGTCAGGTCGCTGCGCACTTCCCCGAGGATATGTGCATGTCCTACGGCCCCTCGCGGCTGCGCGTCACGCAGGACAGCGCCTCGATGCAGCCCTACGTCGACGGAGCCTATCGCGTCGCTGTGGTGCGGGTGTTCTGGTCGAGCATGTGACCCTGACAGGCTTCGGCGGTTTGTTGAGGAGCATAGGGGCGCCGTCAATTAGGCGTGCGCGCGAGGCTTGGTTTTAGCAAGCGCGCGGCGTGCGACGGCTAGGCTGGCCAACCGCCCGACATGATGGCACTTTCCCCTACATGAGAACCCCTGCCCTCCTGCTCGCTGGATTCGCTGCCCTCGCCACCCAGGTATCTGCCCGCTCGGACACCGATTATCCGCATCGCGACTGGGGGAAGGTTGCGACCCTCGACATGAGCCTAGCCGATGCGACGGCATGCCTCACCAGAGAGCTTAATCGGAATAATGACGCCACCGTCATACCGGTGGATGGAGGCAACGATATCGATGTCGCGCCACATATCATGTGGGGACCTAAAGCGGAGCCGTGGCACTCGTATAAGCTGCGCGAGAGCGGAAGGGTGACCACACTACGAATTTTCTATCGCCATCCGATCCGAGAAACGACTGTGAGCAAGATGGTCCGGAAGCTGCAAAAATTCTGCCTTAAGGTGCGCAGTATCTCACCCGGAAACGCCCAGCCTATTTCCTGATCCATCGCGACGTGTCGCAGCTATTTGGCTCGCCTGAGTTTGGATCGTCCATACCCTTAATCCGGTCGAGGTAGCAGCGCAGCGCCTGGCTTATGTAGGGCTGCGCGCTAGGAGTAGCCGCGGGCGGTCGACACTTGTGCGCGAGCATCAGCTCCAGCGTCTGGCTCGCCTGCGCCCTGATGTCAGTAGATCGGCGCGCCGCGATGTCTCCTCGATCCTCGGCAACAGACATAGCGAGGCGCTTTGATGCCTCCTCGTAGTCAGCACCTAGCTTCTGACAAACGCCCTGCGCTGGCGAGACTGCGGCCAAGATCATAGCGTAAAACATGATTCCCCCTGTCTCCAGACTATGCGCATCTTGCTCCTTAATGTCCAACATGACGGCGTTCGCGAACTAATGATGCAGAGACGCGCACAGATGTTGCGCAATTAATCTCCACACTGTAATGTTCGGCAACCAAAGCGCCACCCAGCGATGCCTGGGCAACGGGAGCACCGAACATGGCATTGCAGGCTGTAGCAGGGTCTAAGATCTACATCGGGACGCGCGTGGCGCTTCCGACCGACCTCACCGTGGACATCACCGACTTCGCGCCGCAGGAAACCGAGTGGCTGCAGATCAACGGATGGACGAACGCCGGTGCGCTGGGTGATGCCCGCGAGGCCATCAGCCAGAACTTCATCGATGCTGATCGCACCGAGACGATCAAGGGCACCAAGAACGCGGCCGAGATGCAGAACGTGTTCGCACCCGATTACAGCGACCCGGGCCAGAATCGTCTTCGCCAGGCCGTCGACGACTGCTCCAACTACGCTTTCAAAGTCGAATGGGGCGCGGGCTGCGCGGCCAATGGCCCCGTCACCATCAGTGTTGCGGCGCCCGGTGTCGTGACCTGGCCGGGCGGCCACGGCCTAAAGGCAGGCTCGCCCGTCATTTTCGCCGCGACCGGCGGCACCCTGCCTACCGGGCTGACCGCGGGCACCGTGTACTACGTGGTCGCTGCGGGCCTTACCCCCACGACCTTCTCTGTCTCGGCAACCCCGGGTGGCGCGGCGATCGCGACCACTGCGGCGGGCACTGCGACCGCCATCACCGCCACCGCGCAGCCCGCTGGCCGCACCGTCATGTACTACGGAATCGTCATGTCGGCGTCGGAGAACGGCGGCGAGGCGAACACGGCGCAGATGGGAACCCATTCGATCAAGCCGAACACCAACCTCGTTCGCGTCTGACCAGCTAGGGGCGGCCGGGATCGGGTCCCCTGCCGTCCTTAGACCCGAACCGGCCCGAGGACACATCGCATGGACATCTCCGCGCTCAGCAACCAGATCAGCATCGACGAAGGCGAGTGGATCGACGACATCCCGACGCTTGAGGGCGTCCGCCTGCTGGTCCGCTCGACCAACTACAAGCCGTTCCAGGTCGCGACTGCCGGGCTTGCCCGCCGCAGCGGCAAGAAGCTGCGCACCGACGAAGGCGCCGTAGGCTTCCAGATCGCGACCGGGCGCCCTCTCGCGGAACACATCTTGCTCGACTGGGACCTGTCGAAGGCGGAAGGCTTCACGGCGATGACGGTCGGCGGCGAGCCTTTGCCCTTCAGCAAGGACAATGCGGTCATGCTGCTGACGGCCAACGACAACCTCGGCATCGGCGCGGCATACCGTGCCGGCGTGGAATGGGCTGGTGACCGCGTCGCCGAGAAGATCGCCGAGCGCGCTAAGGAAGCGGCGGGAAACTGACCGATGTGCTGCGCTGGGCTCTCGAACATGGCGAGGCCTACAGCGCAGCACAAAAGCTGGCGGCAGAGGACGGCTCGGATGTTCCCGGCGATCTCCTGCCCCCTGAATTCCTCGACGGGTTCGGCGGATGGTACGCGGATTTCTTCCGGCTCTCGACTGAGCGCCAGATCGGCATGGCAGAGGGTGAAATCCCGGCCAGCGCGATCGATCGGCACACGGTCGGATGGCCCTACGACGACGCAGCCATGTTCGAGCACTGCATGAGGGAGATGGACAAGATCTACCTCGCCCGCAGCGAAAAGCCTGCCGAGGCGGCACCGCAGATGTCGGCCGAGGAACAGTTCATGGCCGCTTTCGCGGGCCGCATGTGAGGATGAGATGACCGAAGTTGCCGCCTTGCAGATGAACGTCGAAAGCTCGTCTGTGCTGCGGGCCGCCAACGACCTCGACACGTTCTCGGCGGCAGCCAAGCGGGCGGGTGCTGCCGCTGGCCTTAATTCCGGGTCGATCGGCAAGATCGTCGCGGCCATGCAGTCTATGGACGCCAAGCTCGGCACCATCGTCAGTTCCTTGGATAGGATGTCTAAGGCGTCCCAAGGCGTAGCGGCGGCGAATGACAACGTCGCCCGTGCCCTCGGTGTCGCCGATAGCCACGTCATCGCCTACACGCAGCACCTGGCGGCGTTGGCGGCGCAGCAACAGCAAGCGAACGCTCACGTCGTGGCCTGGCAACAGTCGCTTGCTGTTCAGGCGTCCGCAACAGCCGATTCCAACGCCCATATAATCGCCTACCGCAATAGCCTCGGGCAAGTCGAGGACAGCGCGAAGAAGGCCAGCGCAGCAATCAAGTTCACAGCTCAGGACGGCCTCAACGCATCCCGCCAGCTGGCCGACATTGGCGTCACGGCTGCCATGGGCATGTCGCCCTTCATGATCGCCATTCAACAGGGGCCGCAGCTTCTCGACATCCTGCAGAACAAGGCTGCGGTGACTGGGCAGACGCTTGGCGCGGTTTTCCGGGCGGCGGCGGCAGAGGTTTGGGCCTTCCTCCTACCGTTCACTCCCCTGATCGTCGCTGCCGGCCTTCTGGCTGCGGCTATCGCCGCCATTACCCGGCAAGCCAACGATGACAGCGGCCTCAAGAAATACACCACCGCCATGGGCTACACCAAGGAGGAGGTGAAGAAGCTCAATGCCGTCACTGTCACTTGGGGTGACACGTTCAAGGCCGTGTTCCAGGTTGGATTCGAGCGCATCGTCAACGCGTTCGGACTGTCCACCGCTGATCTCAAGAGCGGTTGGAATGCTTTCCTTGACTGGATGGCAGACGCTTCCCGCGCGACGATCGCTGGTATCTACGCGGCCTTCACCGGCGGCTTCTACGCGATCAAAGTCGCGATGGACAACGTTCGCAAGGGCGAGCAGGCCAACCCCTTCGAAACACTCGTCCAAGGCTACAAAGACGCCTACGCTGATGCGCAGGGCTTCATGGACGACGTGGTCAAGCAGGCCCGCAAGAATGCGCAGGATCGCCAGGCCGAAATGGCCAAGGCCATGTACGACAAGCCCGCCGCGGGTGCTCACAAGTACGATTTCGGCGACCTCCTCAAGGAGGCGCAGAAGATGGAGAACGACCTTACCAAGGCGCGCGCGCAGATCGGGCTCTATGGTGAGGCGCTAGCCCGGGTCACTTACGAGCAGGATCTGTTCAACAAGGCGTCGGAACACGGCCTTAAGCTCAACCCGCAGCAGATCGCGCAGATCAAGTCGCTGGCGGCGGCCATGGCCGTGCTTGCCGAAGCTAACCGCGTCGCTGTCTTCCGCGAGGACACCCGCCAGCAGTTCATGCAGCAGTGGCAGGGGCTCAAAGACGTCTCAGCGCAAATCGGGGTCTATGGCCGCGATCTGTCGGCGCTACGCTATGAGCAGGAGGCGCTGAACCGCGCGATCCAGCAGCACATCACGCTGACCGAAAATGACCGTGAGGTGATCCGCAGTGCGGCAGAAGCCCTCGCGGACAAGGAGTATGCGAACATCCGCGCTAAAGTGGCAGCGGACAACGCCAAGGCGCACGCTGAAAACATGCGCCAACTCGACGTCGAGCGCGGCGCCCTCAACCTCACAGGCAAGGAACTGATCGCCTACAACTACCAGCAGGACCTTATCAACAAGGCCCTGCAGGCGGGCGTGGCGTTTAAGGACGTCGATATTGAGAAAACTCGCCGCCAGGCGGAAGCATATGCCGAGGCACGGTATGCCATTGATCAGCAGGCTCAGGCGATCGCCGATGCGCGGGAAGTCACCAAGGGCTTCTTTTCCGATTGGATCAACGGCGTTCGGGAGGGTGGCAACCTTTTCAAGACCTTCGCCGACAGCGTGATTAACAGCCTCAATCGCATCATCGACAAGCTGCTCGACAAGACCTTGAATGGCTTCCTCGACAGCATGTTTTCCGGTGGCGGAGGTGCCCTAAGCGGCCTTTTCGGCGGGAGCTCCAGCAATTCGTCAAGCGGCCTAGTCAGCACTGGCGACTCCGCCAAGGACTGGACCAGCATCATATCTGGCACCAAATGGGCGAATGGCGGCGTCTTCCACCAAGCCCAGCGCTTCGCGAACGGCGGCGCCTTCACCAACAGCATTGTCACGTCGCCTACCCTGTTCAAGTTCGCCAACGGCGGTGCGCTCGGCGAGATGGGTGAGGCTGGCCCGGAAGCTATCATGCCGCTCAAGCGCGGCGCTAATGGCTCTCTTGGCGTGCAGGTCCATGGCGGCAACAGCAAGCCCAGCGTCCGCATGGGCGACTACAATCCGACGTTTCAGTTCGCTGGCGCGGTCGGACTGGACGGCATCGCCCAGCTTGTGCGCCAGGGCGGTCAGGAAACCTACGACCAGATGAAGCGCGATCTTCAGACGCTCCTGCAGCAGCTCGACGTGGACGGGACGTTTGCCACATGACGAAGATCTACCAGTTCCCCACGTTTCGCATCGAGACGCAGCTATTCCACACGCCCGGCGCGGGGTATGATGGCGGCCTGACTGCTGGTGGTGCGCAGTTCATCACCCCGGAGCCGGGTGGCTTCTCTGTGCTGGAAATGCAGCCGGCCATCATCAACACCGAGTGGGACTTCCCGCTGGCGTCGTGGATCATGTCGAAGATCAGCGGGCAGGTGTTTCGCATTCGCCTCGCGCCATCTCCTCAGGTCGCGTATAGCCGCCGCCGGGGTCGGGCCGCCGTGCCGTGGGATAATGGGCAGACGTGGTCGAACCAAGAGAACTGGGACGGCGACTTCACGGCGACCTATTCTGCCGCAGCGCTCAAGGGATCGATCGCGATACAATTCGACCTTACCGGTGTCGGCCCGATCGTCAGCCCCGGGCACGTGATCGGCCATGACTTCGACAGCTACCTCATCGACGAGATCAGCTATGACGGGGACATCGCCACCGCCATCCTGACCACACCCCTCGCCCGCGACATCGCAGCGGGTGACAACTGCTACCTGCGCCCGTGGTTCACCGGTCGCATCAGCAATGGCTCCGAGATCCGCGCAGCCTACAACAACATGGGCCACGTCAAGCCGGGCCGCATCGTGTTCCAGCAAGCCATCCTATGAGCGAGTTCTACGATCAGATCGACGAGGTGCTAGGCGCAGCCGATGACGTCACCGACATCGTCGCGATGGTGCGCAAGTGCTGGTTCTACGACTTCGTCGGGGAGCCCGTGCGCCTGTGGGACGGACAAGGCAACTTCATCGACAGCGACGGTAACGAGTGGCTCGGCACGATCGATGCCAACGGCGGCAATCTGCACAAGACGCCATCCCTGCAGGACGGGCGCGACGGCACGGCAGCTTCCTACACGTTCTCGTTCAATATCCCGACGATTCCGGGACAGGAAGACGAAATCCTTGCGCTCTACAACGGCCTGAAATCGGAGCAATCCAAGGTCTTCGGGCGCGCCTTGACCTGCTACCTCGTGCTATTCCGGGAAGGCGAGGGTTTGCGTCCAGGCACGCCCATCAGCTTCTATAAGACGATGACGATGTTTTCGCCCAAGTTCGACGAGAAGCTCGAGCGGTCGTCGTCCGGAACCGTCGTCAAAACCTATACCTGCTCGATCACGGCCAAGGACAACAACCACGGCCGCAGCGAGACGCCTGATCGGACCTATGCAGACACCATGCAAAAGCGCCGCGCGCAGCAGCTTGGCGTCTCGGTAGACCGCGGCGCCGAATACCTCGCCCTTCTCGCGAACCGAACCTACCAGGTGCCGTGATGGATTTGGTCGACGAGACACTGCGCGACTGGCGCAGACATCCGCATCAGTATGGCGTGAATGACTGTGTGCTGTCGGCGGCCGCCTATTTCATGGCGGTTGGCGTGACTGACCACATGCCGTGGTTTGCCGGCACCTATTCAGACGGCGACGAGGCCATGGCCGTGCTTGCCGAACTCGGCGGGATGGAGCGGGCTATCGAAATCGCCGGAGGGACGGCCGTGGAAGGCTATCCCCAGCGTGGCGACATCATCGGCCTGATAGCTGATGCCGATTATGTCATCCCGGCGCTGTGCACGGGGGATCGGGCCGTCGTCAGGCTTGAGCGCGGCACGGTCGAAGTGCCTCTGAAATTCGTGCAATGGCAAGGGGTGTGGCGTGGGGTTCGTTAAGAAGCTGGTCGCGCTGGTCGCTGTCGCAGCGCTAATTTATTTTGCTCCCGGGCTGGGCGCTGCCGTCGCATCAGCAATCGGTTCCAGCAGCGCTTTCGTGGCCACGCTCATCGGCGCTGTGATCGTCGCTGCTGGCACATACCTCATCCAAGCAGTTCTGTATGGCAGAAGTAATGCGCCAGATATGGAGTCCGGCAAAACCAACGTCAAAATCAGCGATCCGCCCCGCTGGCTGCACTGCGGCCGCGCGCGCTCCGGCGGCGGCGCCCTGTTTGGCGAGTTCGACAGCCAAGGCCGCTGGTGGATGCTCATCGTGCACAGCGACGAAATCCTGCATCCCGGCTACAGCTACTTCCTCGACGACGAGCCGGTCACGCTCGATTCCTCGGGCTACGTCTACCAGAAGGAATTCCGCCTCAAGACGAATAAGGCGAAGGACCCGGCCGAGAGCGATGGCCAGGGCAAGGGTTACGTCCGCATCTGGACGACGACATACAGCGAAACCGACCCCACTCCTCCCCGGATCGCAGCGCTCGACAGCGCATTCCCGTCGAAATGGACCTCAGATCATCGGTTGGTTGGCACGACGTTCTCCGTCATTTGCATGGACGCCCTCGACGTCGAGCACCGATACAAGATCTATCGCTGGCGCGGGCCGTTCGGTCTTGGTGAGCCTGCCGTCAGCATCGCTGGCGATTGGGCAAACGTCTACGACCCGCGCGACCCCGATCAGGTCCTCGGCGACCGCACGACCTATAAGAAGACGCGCAACGCCGCGCTGGTGTGGGCGTGGTTCCGCACGCACCCATTCGGCCGAGGTAAGGCGGAATCGTCAATCAACTGGGACATGATCGCGGCGCAGGCAGATATCTGCGACCAGGACGTCGTAGGCATTGAGGGCACGCAGAAGCGATATGAGGCGGGGGTTTCGATCGTGGACAGCAAGCGCCGCGTCGATGCCGAAAAGGAAATCCAGCTCGCCTCGGACGCCTATATCTTCTTCGATGAAACCGGAAAGTCTTACATCAGCGTCGGGCACTGGGAGGCGCCCACCCTCGCCTTCTCCCGCAACCGCGACATCATGGCCATGTCGTCGGTGGAGGCCCAGGACGGCGAGAGCGAAACCCAAGGCGTCATCGTCAAGTACATGGAGCCCGATGCGAACTTCACCGTGCAGCCCAGCGCCGCGTGGCTCAACCCGCTCTATTATGACCCGCTCACCACGCCCAAGTTCCTGACGGTCGAAATTCAGGCGTGCCAGAACCATAACCAAGCGATGCGTCTGGCCAAGGGCATCGGCATGCGCTCGCAGCCGCGACACAAGATCGGTCCGACGGTCAACTTGCGAGGCCTGCAGGCCCGGCATGAGCGCATCGTGACGATCAACTACGACAACACGTTCGCTGGTGACTACGAGATTGCCACGAACGTAGAGTTGGACGGCGCAGGCATCTTCACCGGTTTCGGCGCCGTGCCCATCAACGCGAGCCGCTGGACGCTTCTGCCCGGCGAGGAGCAGCCCAAGCCCGTCGTGGATGGCACCGAGGGCACCGTCTCTTTCCCTCCCATCTCTGGCGAGAACGTCTACATCCAAGACGGCGCGATCCGCATCGATTTCCCCACGATACCGCGCGACGACGCCTCCTATGTCGCCGAATATATCCTGACGTCCGACATCACCGGCGACGAAAACGACCCGTGGCTGCCCCTGACGATCAACCTGAACACGGCCGTCAGTGGCACGTTGCAGGAGGGGCAGAGCTACACGGTCCGCTATCGCTATGTGGTCGCCTCGGGCGCAGGCTCCGCTTGGGAGTATTCGGTGCTTTCAACCGATGTTGCCCTTCCCCCGTCCACCAACCTTACGGCGGATGGCGGCGTTGGCGTGGCTACTGTGACTTGGAAGAACCCCAACGATCTGCGGTTCTTCTCCAGCGATGTGTGGCGCGGGGCAACGGCCGATTTCGGCTCAGCCACCAAGATCCTCGACAGCTTCGGCGGCGGCGTTGGTCAGGTGCAGTCGATCGAGGACACGGTAGCCGCAGGAACTTGGTATTACTGGAATGTCGCCACAGATGGCGCCTCCCTCGATGCCACGCCCACGGGGCCAGTGAGCGCGACCGTCACATGAGCGTGAAAGAGAAACCTGTCGTCGGCGCGGTCGTTCGAAGCGACGGCCGGCTGCAGCCGATCGTTGGCCCCGACCCATCCTCGCAAGGAACGTACCGCGAGGAGCAACAGAGCACCCCCAGACAGCCGTAGAGCTATTCTAAAGTTTCAATCACCTTGTCTATTGTTGCGTCGCGGGGTAATGTCGCGCAGCATATTTTCAAAGGTGGCGTAGTGAGCGCAATTGAAACACTCCGGGACGCGCTTTTCGGAAACCCTCCCTCACCGACGACTGAGCCTTCTCGCGAGGGTACGCTTGCCGCGTTCACCGAGCTATATAATCAAGTTGTCGTTGGCCTTGCTGCAGCTGCGCAAGGCATCGCAACGGTGGCAAACACCGCTGCCCGTGACACCTTCTACGCAAACCCAGACAATCAATCGAAACTCGTCTACGTCAACAACAACAACGGTTCGGCGACTGACCCGGCGAACGGGGTGTATGAGTATGTCTCAGGTGCGGCTCGGCTTGCGCAGGGGTTCTATGCGGGGCTGCTCGCCGTGGTGGAGCCTTACGCAGAGGCCGCCGCAGAGAGCGCGGCAAGCGCGGATGAAGCCGCTGATAGGGCGGAAGCAGCGATTTCCTCACTCGGCGATTGGAAGGTAGAATACCTTGGCAGGCCAAGCGGGACTGCGCTGGTTTCGGGCAATGCTGCCTCGAATCAAGGAATCAACTTTCGCGATCCCGCACCTCATCCCGGCCGCATTGACGATCTTGACCTGATTCACGTTGTAGCAGGCACAGGCTCTCTAACGATTTATCGCCTGTTTTCGGGCGTGATTTACAACATCGTAGATACCGCAACGTTCTCCACGACAACTTCCGGTCTTACCGTCACAACCGCCCTTTCGAAGAGTTTGAATTATCTCGCTGGGGATATTTTTCGCCTCCGTGGTGACGCAACCGGCGTCATTCGCACGGCTGCGGGCGCGCCGGATGGTGGCGGGTACTATGTGGACAGTTCGGGTGCGCCGCCTGCCTCTATCACGATGGGCGCTGCTGCTACCGGGTTCATTGTGCAAGCCCGTCTCAACCTCAAGTATTTCGATCAGACGGTCAACAAGACAAGCTTTGCAGCGATTCAGACGCAAGCTGCGGCGGGGGCCGCTGCAGGGGCCGCTACCGATCTATTGAAGGAGACTTCCGAAGTAACGCTTGGGCGACCCGCAGGCGTTGCTCTGACTGATGGCACCAACATCAACACGGCGCAGGTCGCGTTCCTTGATTCGTTCTCGCAGGACCAAACATTCAACGCCATAGATATGTTCGATAAGGTTGCTGACGTTCTGCAGGTCGTAACGGCTCGCAACATATCGGGCACGTGGGTTCGTATTGGCAATACTACCGTCACAACCATTGGCGCCGCTGCCTCTCGCCGCGCTCTTTTGGCCAGCCCCATAGAAGTGTTGGCTGGCGACCGCTGGGCCATTCGGGCCAGAACCGCAGGGGCATACACCTACACCAGTGGAGTGGATGGAGCGGGGGTTTCTATCGGGACCGCCGCCGATTTTGGAACTACAATTACGTTCGGCTCCGCTTCAACGATACGGCCCCAGCTTCGTGCCGTAGGTGTCGCAAAAACACAGACGGTTACTGCCAGCAGTTTTGCCGCGCTTAAAGCTAGTGTGAACGCTGGGACGGCTCCGATCGCCATCGCCCAGGCTGACTATGCCGCGCGATATACCGATGGCACCGGTTGGAATGGCCTCGTTGTCTATGGGCAAAGCAACTCCACGGGATGGAACGCCATCCCGCCTATATCGTCAGCGCAGCCTTATGCGAACCTGACGTTTGGCTCTGGCGTCAGATCGGCAAAGCCGGGTAACACAGCCGGCGCGACGCAACTCACAAGTCCCGGCACAACGACAACTAAGGCGCTGATTGAGGAGCAGACCGTATCGTCATCTGGCTTCTCGTCAAATGCTTCGAATGCCGGTGAGAGCATGTGTTCGGGCGCAACCTCGACGGCGTGCGACGCAGCTTTTGTCGAGAATCAGATTTCCCCCGGGAACTTTGTCTGGTTCGCTAGCGCGCCCGGAAAGGAGGGTACGGCAATTGCCGCGCTTGCTAAGGGCTCGGCTTGGTACAATAATTTCATAGACCATGTGACCGAGGCGTATGCGCGCGCCATCGCGGCGGGAAAAGGCTACAAGGTCCCTGCTGTTGCCTGGCATCAGGGTGAGAGTGACGCCATTAGTGGCACCTCGTACGCCACCTATCTCGCGGCGCTCAATACTCTTGCGTCCAATATCGATGCTGATATTCGGTCTATCACGGGGCAAGCCGAGCCGGTTCACTTCCTGATTTTCCAGGTGGCAGGGTCTAATGGCGCTGCGACCCTCACTTCCGTCGCGGACATCCGCCGCGCCCAATTTGACTGCGTAGATCAAGCATCGCGTCTCATTCATTTCGTGGCACCTTGCTATCACCTAACGGGCGCTTCCGACCGAATTCACTATTCCAACGTGTCTCAGAGGCGGAACGGCATCGCCCTAGGGCGTGCTCTCAAGCAATTGGTAATCGACCGTCAGAAGCCGGACTGCCTTTGGCCTATAAGCGCATATGCTCGCGGGACTGAACTTCGGGTCAAGTTCCGCGGCCAACAGCTTCCGCTCGTCATCGACCCGACCAGTTTGGGTACCGTAAACGACAATGGCTGGAAGGTTTCTGACGGTACGGGAACGCTCACGCTCTCTAACATCCGGGTGTCTTCCGCTGGCGATGAGGTCGTGATGACACTCAACAGAGCGCTTGGAGCCAGCCCGATTGTTCGACACGCACTTGATTACGTGTCCACCATTGCGAGCCTGACGCTTTGCGCTGGGGGTAATCTGCGCAGCAGCAATTCGAAAACCCGCAACATCAACGGAACTGCTTATCCTCTCTGGCACGTCGCTCCTTCGTTCCAGAAGAACATCACAATTCTGGAGGCGTAAAATGGCTTTCAATATCTCAATCATGGCCGGCGAAAAGGCTGTCCGCGTAACCCTTTCTGATGGCTCAAATCATGTCTTAGAACCCAACGCTGGTTGCACGGTGGCAGTCGGTGATGGGGTTAGCGTTAACGAACTCACGGAAACCGATCAGACGGGCGATGTAAGCGATATCACCGACCTCTAAGCCCACCCAAGGAGAACCCCATGAGCGACAAGCCCTGTCCGAAACCCACGCCCACCCCGACCCCCAAGCCCACCGACAACGGCGGCGCGACCACCCAAGGCGGCGCAAACGGCTCGACCCGCCCGCCGGGCACGTAACATGACCGCATGGACCATCCTCATCTACGGTGTCGTTCTCGCCTGGCTTATGCCGGGCGCGATCTGGCGTCCCGTAGCGCTGGCCCTGCTCATCACATGGGCGGCCGGTGAGGGGTGGTCCTACTGGATCGGCGATCAGGTGCCCAAGACGCTATACCGGGTTGGCGACTGCATCGTGCTGCTGACGATCGCGGCCAAGCGCGGGCACTGGTCGGAGCTACTGATCATCCCGCTGATCTGCGCGCAGTGGCACTTCTACGACCAGCCCGGCGGATTCGAGCAATGGGCGTGGCTGACGTGGCTAGCCCTCGCGCAGTTCGCCATCGCGGGTCCGTGGCCGCAGATTGGCCGGGCTCTCTCCTTCTATTCACACGGTCCGATGAGGGCGGGGCATGAGGCTGCATGATGCCGGAAGTCGATCTTGGGGCACTCACGATACCGATCTTCGCGGCGATCTTTTCGGCGGGGTGGTCGGCCTATCACCTGTTCATCGGGCGCCCCTTGTCCTCGCGTGTCGAGAAGCTGGAGGCAAAGCTAGACGCGATCGAGCAAAACAAGGAAGCCGAACTCACCGCCCTGCGCAAGGCCGTGTACGGGTGAGCATGCTCGATCATCTCAAGGCCTTGCTGGGCATCGGGCTGCGAAGGCGCATCCGCGACCTTGAGCAGCGTGCGGCGCATCAGGAAGGCGCGCAGGAAGCATTTCGTCGGGTGTCAGGGGTAAAAGTCCGGTGATGAGCCTTCCCACTTCGTGGCTGTTCGGGGCGCTGGCGATTGCCTCGCTCATCATGTGCTTTGGTCTGTGGCCGATCGTCCGCAAGGAGATGATCGCCGAACCAGGCACATGGTGGAGCAACCGTGCCTTCTGGCTCGCCTTCGGGCTGTGGTTCCACGGCGCCGGGGCGGTGATGATCTTCGGCGCTCTGCTGTTCGCGCAGGTGGATTACCGCGGCGGCACGGTCCTGTACCTGCTCTGGATTGGCTGGAGCATGTGGCTGCTGTCCAAGACTGCGGTGATCCACGTCACCGGCCGCATTCAACTCGCCCTCGCCCTGTACCTGCTCTGGACGCTGGTTTGGGTGGCATGGAGGATCAATGGATGATGGACGTTCCCTCAGGAAAGTCCGTAAGGATCGTAAAGGGGGCCACCGATAAGGCGCCCGTCCACGAGAGGGCCTTTTATACCAGCTCGGTACATCCTGAGGTACACGGTTCGCGGGTGAACGCCAAGCAGCTTAGCAAACTCTCGCCGAGAGTAGATAATGCCTTCAAACGATATTCTCAGGCTGTCTCTGCGATTAGCCATTTGCTGCTCAGAAAGCGCCCACCGGCAGTTGCCGGGCGAATAATCACCATCGCAGTCAATTCGGTCGATGGAATGTTTAGGCGATGGCCTTTCCCCCATGTCTTCTACGAAATTATCAAAGCTGTTGAGCCATCGGTCGCAAACTTTAATGCCCCTTCCGCCGTAATTTACATACTGCGGTATTTTGGGATTGGAACACCGCCCCTTCATAGCGATCCACGCTCGGTATTCTGGGGTTTGAACCCCTCTACGCACGTAGCGAGGAAACGATTTCCTTAATTCGGTTTGCATTAACTTCATATATAACATTGAGGTGTTGTTGTGAATCTCCCAGATTCGTTTTCTAACATTCGCAAGCTGCAGACGACGCTTGGCGTGAAAGCTGACGGCATTTTCGGCCCGATCAGCCGGGAAGCCCTGCGATCACGGTTCACCAACATCAACGCGCCGGCCGTGAACAGCGCGGACATGACGGCCTTTGCCTCTCGCCTCGGATGCACCGTCAAGCAGCTGCGCGCAGTTGCGGCCGTCGAAAGCGGCGGCTCGGCCTACGACAAGAACGGTCGCCCCAAGATCCTGTTCGAACGCCACCTGTTCCACCGCCAGACGGGCGGCCAGTGGTCGGTGTCGTCGTTCAGTAATCCGACTGGCGGCGGCTACAACGAGGACAGCTGGGAAAAGCTCGGGCTCGCATGCGGCAAGGACCCTGATGCAGCCTTCGCCTCGTGCAGTTGGGGCAAGTTCCAGGTGCTCGGCATGCACTGGTCTAAGCTCAAGTACGCCAGCCCCTATGACCTAGCATTCTCGACGGTCGCGGATGAGGCTGCGCACTTCGAACTGCTGGCCCGCTACATCGAGGCGTTCGGACTGACGGATGAACTGCGCGCCCTGAGCCGCGATCCCGACGACTGCCGCGCGTTCGCCAAGGGCTACAATGGTCCGGCTTACGAACGCTTCTCTTACCACACCAAGCTAGCGGCGGCGATGGCATGACCGAAACAGCGCAAAACCACGGCGACACGATCATCCTCGGCATCATCGCAACGGGGGTGATCATCCTGTGTGGCGCCGCGATCTGGCAAAACAAGGCGGCCGAGGCGTCCGCATGGACGGCGGTTCTCATGGCCATCATCAGCGCGATCAAGGAGCGGCAGTCTCAGCGCTCGATCGACCGCATGGGAGCCAGCCTTGCGAATAGCCCGCCGGCCGACCCTGCGGCGAAGGAGCCCACGCAGTGATCGCCCTCCTCGCCCCTCTCCTTCTCCGCGTGGGCATCCCTGAGCGCCTTCACCGCGCCGCCCTATGGATCGCCCTCGCCTTACTGACGATCGCGCTCGTCTGGTGGTTCTTCCGCCAGCACGACGCCAAGGTGATCGAGAGGCATGAAGCGGCCACCAACGCGCAGGTCAGCGAGAAGGCGTCGGAGGGTGCCGCAGCCGGTCAGAAGGTCGCTGACGACACGAAAGCCCAGATCGAACAGGAGAACGACGATGCGCGCAAGGCTGCTGACGGGAGCGATGATCCCCTTGCTGCTGCTCTCGGCAGGCTGCGGGGAAAAGGTCAGGATTGAGCCTCTGCCGGTAACGCTGCAGTCCTGCGCGGATGAGCCGGTAGCCCCGAACCTTGCCGCCGTGGATTGGACCAGCCTAGCAGCCGCACGCGAGGGCCAGAAGGTGCGCGACCTGCAGATGGTGGATTACGTTCTGGCGTGGCGCTCGGCATGGGGCGACTGCAAGGCCAAAGTCGCCGGGGGCAAGGCTTGGTCTGAGAAGGTGAAGTAGGGCTAGCCGAACACCCGTGACGCAACCGCATTGAAGAAGGTAGGCGTCTGCTCAACCGGCCTACCCGCCGCGCTAAGCAGTTGCCCGGTGGTCAGTTCGGGGTAACCGGGCGCATTCCAAAGCCCAGGGATGTTCGCCGGGGTGGCGTTCAACTTGCGGGCTGCCTCGACGATCGGGTTCATTTTGATCTCCCGGCCTTCCTGCACAGCGGCGGCCTCGACCACTTCGTTCCCCGATTGCAGCCGGGGGTGCTTGCGAGGCTTCCACTCGCTGCGGCATGTCGCCCGGTTACCCAAGCCGCCTCTGTAGAACTGGACGTGCCAGATCTCTCCTTTTGCCCCCGCATCCTACATCAGCGGGAATCGGCGGGCAAGGTCATCACTGCCATCCCGTACGACGAGTGATCGCTTTGCTCGGATCGTAAGGCAGAACGATTCCGCGAATCTCTTTGCTGTCATAGCCTTCGCCGAATTCCAGCCACCACCCTTTGAAGAAGGTGCGCCAGTCCTTGAAGGCCTTAGCCTTCCAGTGTCGGCCGCAGATGATACGACACACCCGGCACCACTGCTTCAAGGATCGGCGAGCCTCACGAACAAGTTCATAGATCACAGCGCCGGCGCAAATGCCGAAAGCGATGACGGTGATCGCCCCTATGACTTCCAAGACGCCCATCACTCCCCTCCCTCTGCGTCGGCGGGGTTGAGGGCGGCGAGGATGGCATCAACGTGGACCATCGGCACCATGTTGGTATCGTCATGAGGCCGCACCGAGCAATACTCGCCGGTGTATTCGCCAGTGCTTGGGCAGAAGCGGAACCAAGTCGCCTTGGTAAGCAGCGCCTCGCGCGCGTCGTTCGTGCTCATGCCTTGGGTTCCTTCGGTGTCCAAATGTCTGCGCCAGTGGTGAGCCGGAATGCGGCTACCTCTGCATCGTGCTCCCGCTGCAGATGCATGGGGTCTTTGATAAGTGCCTCGCGGATATGGCCGGGAAGCATGTGGAACGGGGTGTACTTGCTCACGCCTTTTCCTCCCCGAGAGCGCGGGCCAGAGCGTCCAGCGCGGTTTGATCGACTTCGCGATGCTCTATCCAAACGTCATCGCCGTCAGGACCGCCACCAAAACACATGCGTCTTCCGGGGCGATCCGCATTCCCAAGGACAAGGGACGCCGCCCCGCGCATCCGCTTCTCTCGCTCGGCCATTGCGAGGATGGCGTCGGCTGCTTCCTCAAGGGCCTCAGCTACGTGCGCGTTACCCATGGCCGCGTCTTCCATGTCTGGGCCTAATTCGCGCAAGGCATCGCAAGACCGCTCCATCTCGCGCTGCCAGTTACGCAGGGTGGTGATAAGTCTGGTTCGGTGCTGCTCATCCAGCGCGCGCAGCTTTTCGGCGGAAAAGTCAGTCATCGGTTGTTTCCTTCTTCTGGATCGTAATCCGAAGCGTGGTGATGTCGAAGCCGCGCGCCTCAAGTTCATCGACGAGCGAGGTCGTGTATTCGGTCCCGCCGCCGGGGAATTTGTGGCGTAGGGGTTTCTCGGTGATCGCGTTCATGATGAGGCGTCCAGTGCACTTCATGTCCGTGCCTTCGCCCCACGCGACGCAGAGGTCGGGTCTGCTGTGCCGATCAGCCTTGCCGTAGACGATCTTGATTTCGCCGGGCTTGGCGGTCGGTGTGCGATACCTACGCATCCTCCCCTCCCGCACTGCCTTCTTGGGCGCGGAGGCGGTTGCGGAGAGCGAGGCCGAGAGGGGTGAGCTGATCGGTCCAGTAGTCCGCCAAGCCAAGTCGGGCGCATTCATCCCATTCCGGGTCTGCCGCGGCGATCTGAGAGCTTTCGCTATCCAAGCGCGCAGGGTCGAGCATCCATGCCTTTTCAGCGTCGCTCATCCCCTTCGCCAGCGCGTCCAGTTCTGCGTTAGTCATGGCGGGGCTCCGGGAAGGCGGTGCGGTAGCCATCAGCCGCGGCTTCGACGCCGCAACCGCAATAGCCGTATCCGCCTATGCGAGCGCACATCCCGTCATGCTTTGCGTACTTTATGAGAGCCTCCGCATACCCTCGTAGCGCCTCAAGCGCGTCGGCAGCTTCCGGGCCGTCCGGATTAACGTACTGCGTCGGAATGCCGTCACCTCGGTGCGAGTACATCGCCCGCAGCCGTGCTATCAGGTCGTCAGCGGCAGGCTCGGACGTAGGCTCTGCATCCCGAGCCGCCCGAGCATGCGCCTCACACCGCCAAGAGCGCTTGTCGCCCACCGGCCTGTCGATGATCTTCTGGTTCTCCGGGCAATCGCCGCATGTGAACACGTATCCACCGGGCGCATACCCCCAAGGTCGCAGGTCGTCAGTCACGATACTTGCCTTTCGGAAATCCGCCGTTCGATCAGCGCGGCAACCTCAAGGGCAAGCGGATCAATAGGCGAAGAATCGGCATTCAATCCGAGAAGCCATGAAGGCGTCACGCCAAGCGCAGACGACAGGCCCCAAATGGCGCGGACGGTGGGGTTGCGCGACCTGCCGCTTTCCAATTCCCACACATGGGATTTGGTGAAGCCAGATGCGACGGCCAAGTCTTCCAGGCTCATGTTACGGGCCTTGCGGGTTACCTTGATGCGCTCCTGAAATGCCGCCATGTCAGGCATAGGGCAGGACGTCATGCGCGATCTCCTGCGAGGGCGCGGCACTCAGGGCACCATGAAGGATGCGCAAGGTGATCGCCCCATCTGCCGACGAGAATTTCACGCCGCCGACAGGGATGATGGAAGACTGGAACAGCCCCGTCATGACGCTGCGCATCCAGCGCCTCTCTGTCAGGAGTGGGGGTGGTCATGCCGCCTTCCTCGCTTGGATTTCGAGCCGCAGCGCTTTCTGAGCCGCCAGCATATGCGGAGGCCATTCATCGCGCGGCATGTCGTCGTAGAGCTGGGTGAAGCACGGTGCGCAGTCCCAGCCAGCGAGGTTGGCTAGCAGCCAGTCGCGAACCTGCACGCACTGCACACAGGTGGCGTAGCTATCCGGGCGGTGATCCCAGATGCCGCTCACGTAATTGTACCGCTCTCCGCGCGCGATCCACGCGGCGCATTCGCAGCACCTGTGAGGCTTTCGAGCCGTGCGCCAGCTTTCGGAAAATGCCTGAGGCACCTCGCAGTCACACATGACTTGCGCCCTCCCCGGATGCGAGGGGGTTGAATTTCGCCACAGCCCCATGGCTTCGACGCAAACGGTCAACCTCTTGGGTAATCGCGGTGGATGGCCTGAACCATTCCCCGTTCAGGCGATCAGAGGAAAAGCGCTTGTGATATTCCCTCTCTAGCGCCCCGCTCCCATCGCAACGCGCGAGCAGCACCAAGGGCTCAGCGCTTGACGTCTGCAGTTGCTGGATCCGCTTTCTCGGATTTTTCGAGCTGCCAATCTTGATTGGACCATCGGGGTCATGGCCGCGCTGCACGAAATAGACTTGCGACCCGGAGAAGTCGCGATGCCATTCCTGCCAAGCCAGATCGATTTCCGCCTGTGATGGCATAGGCACCTTTGCGCGCCTCAGAGTGAACCTGCGGATATGATCCGGCATCAGCGCCAGATCGAGGGCAGTAAGCGACGCAGCCGTGGACAGCAGATGGTCAGCAGATGCCGATATGTTCGATTTTGAATCACGAAACGTTCCGGATTGCGGGAACGTGTTTCCGTCGTTATTCACGATTTCTCACCCTTCACACGGGTGGGGTCACAGGTTCAATCCCTGTCGCGCCCACCAGCCTCAAATAGGCTGGAATCCTCGCATAATGCGGTCTTCACAGCAACTACATTCTTACCGCCCTGACCCTCAGTGGTCAGCATATGGACAGCGCCATATGCCTTGGCCTCGCGGTGGACAGCGCGCCAAAGTGCCGTAATGGCCCGCGTGACGTTCTTCAGACGCTCAGGCCGGTACTTGGCGTAAATCTTCGTGGTCCGCGCCAGCTTGCCCTCATGGCCCAGCATTTCGACCACCTCGCGCTCCGGCACCGTATCGTCCTCGTAGAGCATGGTCGCGATCGTGTGCCGGATCGTCTTCGGGTGCACGTCATCCGTCAGACCCAGCGTGCGGCGCATGATGCGCCAGGCCGTCTTGCGGCTCGATACCGATTCGCCGCCGCCCTTTGCCCAGCGACGCAGCACCATGCGCAGCGGTCTGATCGCAGGCAGAATGGAATTACGCTTGCGCGTCTGCGGCGCGGCACCGGGCTGCAGGTCGATCAATCCTCGCTTCGCGTCGAACTGCGTGCGTGGATCAAACGCCATGGCCGCCTGGGGGCGAACGGCAGTCGCGAACTGCAAGGCCACGAATCGGAACAGTCCGAGGTTGTGGCTGGCATACCAAGCGATTCGCGCCATCTCGTCCATCGTCAGCACCCGCTCGCGAAGTGGCGAGTGATAGCGCTCTTCCAGATCGGAGATGCGGGGTGCGTGGGTGATTCGCATGTTGTCGGCGGCGTGGTGAACCGCGGCGCGCACATCGTTGATGTTCCGCTGCACTGTCGCCCCGGCCACGCCCTCTGCGCTAGAGTAGTCGAACGTCCTGCCGAACCATGCCAACTGGAAGCTATGCGGCGCCATCCGCCATTCACGAAAGCGCTCGAACAATGCGGGCGTCAGGTCCGTCACGACAGCGCCATGCCCCGCCTCGTCCTGCAGCAGGAACGCGAGGAAGGTCCGAAGCGATCGGCTCGTCTGGTCGAAGTTGACGGCCTTGCTGCCCTTCTCCCGGTAATAGGTGACAAGGATCGCCGCCACGCTGGCATCGGTCGGCGCCTGACGGATGCTCTTGGCCCGCTCTTCCTCGACGAAAGCATGGAGGATCGCCTTGGCCGCATTCAGTTCACGCGCGCGAGTGCTTCGATAAACGACCGACCGTCCACGATTGCTGGCGATTTGCCAGACCTCCGGGGCTTTGCCGTCACGGCGCTTGTCGAGCCAGTAGTCGCCGACGATGCAGGGGCTGGTGTCGCGGGGCATAGTTCGTTCGCTTCAAGTCGTGAGATGAGTTCCAGGACGCCGTATCCGGCAAGTTCCTGCAGCTGGTCGAGCGTGAGATTGAGGCCGGTGCGGTTTTTCAGGGCGCGCCGGTATTTCGAGGCAATGCTGTGCGCAGTCACATCCCCTCTCCCTGCTCTGCGGGGTAATCGCCTCCGTGGTGCGCCGATAGAGCGGCAAGGGCATCGCGGCGAACCGTGTCCAGCGCCTCGGCCAGCGTAGAGGGCTGATCTAGATCGGCGTGGAAGCCGCTGTTGAATCGCTCGTCACTGGCGGGCAGACCGACAATTCCGATATCCATGGTTTCGCTGGTGGGCGCGCATGAGGCGTCGCACGACACCTGGCATTCGCATACCGAGAACCACCAGCCCGGCAGGTCAGCCTTGAAGCGCGCTATGGCAGCCTCAAGGCCGGTTGCAGGCGCGGTGATCCATCGTTCTGCCTCGCCGATCTGTTCGATGCGGGTCATGCTGCGCGGGGCTCCTGTGAATAGATCGCGTGCAAGGCGCGCTCGACCCTCAACATGGCGCGTCCGATGGCTTCGGGGATTTGCGGGACGACCGCGTCCCCGTAGGCTTCGACGATGAGACTTGCGGCAACAGTCCCGCGTGGACCGCCGACAGCAACGCGCGTTCCAGCCACCCTGGAGGGAAGCCCATCATCCAGCCATAGACGGCCGGCAAGGTCATCGAGGCTCCAGAGAGGCCCGCCGACTGCAGCACCGCTGCAATCGTCCTCGCATACTGCCACTTGTCCGAGGCCCGATCGGTCATCGCCCCGTCCATTACCGCATCCATCGTCGGCGATTTCCGCTTGTCGTAGGCCGGGCTCCAGGCATCCATCCGCTTGTCCCGCTTGGTCGGGGTAGGAAGTTGTTCGCGCGAGCTCTGGCCGATCAGACTGTCTAGCGAAGGGCGTTTCTTGCTCGGATCCTCGGGATAGCTCTGGCTGCCGTACCTGGTCTTGGTTGGCGTCGGGAGCGTCGGATTCCCCGCCGCGATCTCGCGCCAGCCCTGACAACTCGGCCACTTCTCCATGCTCGGGTTGTGCATGTTCGCCATTGCCGTGGGTGTGTGGAGCATCCCCGCATGCCGATTGTTCTGGCCGTCCAGTTGCGCCCGGATGTCGCCCCGAAAGCCGCGATCCGCATCCGTTTTCCGAGGCGTTGCCAGCATGTGCCGCACTGAGCCCATCCGGCCCGTGTCGCCGTGCCCTCCAGCCTTCATATCCGATGCCCGCGGCGTGCTGATCACCGGCAACCTGCCTGAGGTCGCATCCGATGATCCATGATCGGGGGCGCTCATGGTTGGCGCCGATGTCTGCAGCACGGACCACGAACGTCCAGCAGGCGTACTCGATTGCCTCCAGCGCAGCGAGGACGGCGTCCGCGCCCCGAGTTCGGAGATTAGCGCTGTTCTCAAGAGCGAACCAACGAGGGCGGCACTCTCCGATGAGACGGATTGCTTCGAAGAAGAGGCCCGAGCGCTCGCCTTCGACGCCTTTCCCTTTGGTGTTGGCGCTGCTGATGTCTTGGCAAGGGGGGCTTCCGACGATGACGGAAGGAAGTCGTCCAAAATCGCTGAGAAGTCGCTCTGCAGTAAGAGTGCAGACATCATCGTATACCTTCACGCCGGGGTTGTTCTGGGAGTAGAGGGCGCGCCGCCAATCGACCGCTTCGCACGCAGCCATGGTGGTGAACCCCGCGCGGTGCATACCGAGGGACCAACCGCCGGCAGCCGCGCTGAACAGGTCAAGGACTTCGATCACGCTCCCTCCCCCAAAACCCGCGCCACATCCCCAACGGTGGCCCAGCGCAAAGCCTCATTCGTCGGAATTTCGCGGCCGATCTGATCGCCGACATCCATAGCGAGGCCGTGAAAGGTCAGTTCATCAGCGCCAAGCGCCCTCAACTCCGTCTCAGGCTCGATCGGCAGGCTGGTCATGCGCGGGAGGTTGCTGACGATGATCTCGATCAGGTCTTTGGCCTCGGTGGCGGGGGTATGGGGCGGGGTCATGCGCCTTCGCCCTTCGCAATGCGTCCAGCGGGACGAGCCGAAGCCTCCAGGCTCTGCCTCGCGTTCATGACAAGGCGAACCCCGTTCATGTATTGCTTGGCGAGCAGCGCCCGAGCCTGCGCATCCTTGATGCTGATGCTACCAGCCCGCAGCGCTACAAGGTCGTCAGCAATGCCTTTGACGATCATGTCGAGGCTATAGCGTTCGGCGGTGTCAGTGATGCCGTCTTGCACGGGCAATCTCCATATCGATGGCGCAAAGCAGCGCATGGGCACGGTGGAAGTTCGACCATTGCTCCACGGTCGACCCAGCCAGTTTCGGTCGCGTCGGCGTGTCCATCGTGCACGCGAAGCAGATGGGTTCGCGCTGGAAATTAGGGTTCCAACTGTCCCTTTCGATTTCGGTTTCGCAGATGACGCACACGAATGATGGCAGCGGTGGAGGCGGCGGTTTGCGCGTGATCTCCAGCTTGATGCGGGGCACTTACGCACCCTCCCCCGAGGCTGCGGTTTCAATGCGGTGGGTCACTGGCCAATCTCCCGGCGACGCGCTGCGATCTCGCCTTCGAACGTGCGAACCACGTCCTCGTCATCCACGGCGGCGCGGGTCAGGTTCACCCAATCCTGCTCCACCTTGTCGAGCGCCTTGGTGTTTCTGACGCTTTCGAGGCGGACGCGCAGGGCTGCGAGAGGCGCTTCCCATGCCGGGGAGTGCTCGCCCATATCCTCGTCGCCTCGGCCTTCGCGCGCGGTGGGGTTATCATCCGCGAGAGTGCCGTCGTTCGGCTCAAGTGCTTCCTGCAACATGTCGAGCCTGCTGGTCGTCGGGCCACTCTTGCCCTCAATGCGCGGAAACTCGTCGTCGCCGCTGATCTCGTTGCGGGTGATGCTCTTGTAGCTGATTTGCAGGTTCGCCAGAT